GCATCCGACTGTTAATCGGACGGTCACTGGTTCAAGCCCAGTCGCAGGAGCTTAGTTTTAGGAGTTTTCTGTTTTTCAGAAAAGACTTAAAACGGGAAAGATATTCCTGCGTAGCTCAGTTGGCAGAGCATCCGACTGTTAATCGGACGGTCACTGGTTCAAGCCCAGTCGCAGGAGCTTAGGTGGAAACCCTTATGGGAGTAGGGTTTCCAGTCGGAATCGGAAGAGCCGTCAGGGGAGTGAGAGGCGGATGTTCTCTCCGATTCTCAGACAAACTCGCCATGTCATCACAGAAAAACCAAGAAAAGGGCCGTTATACGGCGGTGAAGCGCTCCGTTGGATGGTCGGTGTCGTCCGCCGTAGGGCCGCTGGCGTATCACAGGGGCGGGGAGAACGCGGAGGGAACAGGAGAGAACGCGGACCGCGTACCGGCGTTCCACGCGTGTCGGAAGCGTGCCGTCCTCCGACCGTTCGATGCCGACCGTGCTGCCCGCATGGCCGCGCCCGCGACCATCAGGGTAGGTCGATTCTCTCCCGGAAGCGGGGGAGAGAACGGAAAGGAAAGACCGCAGCGGTCGTAGATCATGGACGTTCGACCGTGAACCCGACCATGGGAACGCCCTCATGATTCGTGCTATACAAAACCCAGTGAGGGGGTATAGTTGTCTCACTATGTGAGACTCCACAAAGTCTACATAAATACCGTTGACACGGTGTCGAAAACACGCAAAAACATACCCCCTTTACACGAATTAACACTCTCGTTACATGTTCGTAACATAAAAACCGCCATTTTCCAACGATTTCAAATTTGCGTGTTGCGGTCACGCGTGACCGCAGCGTGACCGCAGCGTGACCGCAGCGTGACCGCAGCGTGACCGCAAATGACCGCAACCCCCGTAATATCGAGAAAACGTTGGAACGACGCCGTTTTCAGCACATAGAACGGGCCAAAAAACGGCAAAAACACGGTAATACTAGTGAGTAAACCTACTCTTATAATATTAGGATTAAGTAAACCTATAAGAACATGAATTAACCCAAGAGTTTACTTGACCTGCGAGAAAGAAAAAATGTTTTAATTACTCGCTTCGCTCGTAATTAACACATCAAAAAGAAAGTCCGCGTGCTAAAATCGCGTCATAAGCCAGCCAAACGGCTTGACAAACCGCCAGCAAGCACTCCGCGACCGGTCGGCATCTCCCCGCCGCCCATCTCCCCAAACGCAACCATGAAGGACAATCCGCCCCCAATGCAATTCGAATCCGCCGAAGAACAAGAAGCGTTCCTCTCCAAAGCCGACCACCTCCACAAGTGGAGCGGCGAATACCAATACGAGAACCTCCTTCTCGACGTGCTCCAAAACGGCGTCCCGTCCAACGACCGCACCGGCGTCGGCACCATCAGCCTGTTCGGCACACGCATGGAGTTCGACCTATCCAAAGCCTTCCCCCTCATCACTAGCAAGAAGGTCTTCCTCAAAGGCGTCATCTACGAGCTTCTATGGTTTCTTAGAGGCGACACCAACGTGCGTTGGCTACAGGAGCACGGAGTGCACATCTGGGACGAATGGGCGGACGCCAACGGCGAGCTGGGACCCGTCTACGGATGCCAGTGGCGCAATTGGCCGACCGACCTCGGCGGCATCGACCAGATCGCCAACGCCATCGAGACCATCCGCGAAGACCCACACTCCCGACGCATCATCGTCAACAGCTGGAACGTCGAATCCCTAAGCCGGATGGCATTGCCGCCATGCCACTGCCTGTTCCAGTTCCATGTGCGCGGCGACAGGCTCGACTGCCAGCTGTACCAGCGTTCCTGCGACATGTTCCTCGGCGTGCCGTTCAATATCGCGGAATACGCGCTCCTGACCATGATGGTCGCCCAGCAGACCGGCTACAGGCCAGGACGGTTCATCTGGGTGGGCGGGGACACGCACATCTACAGGAACCACCTGAAACAGGTCGTGAAGCAGCTTGAACGCGAGCCACGCCCGTACCCGCATATGAGCATCGACAAGGCGTCTGGCATCGACGCGTACACGTATGACGACTTCCATCTGACCGGCTATGACCCATGGCCCGCGATCAAGGCTCCGGTGGCCGTCTGATACATAAAAAAACGGGGACATCCTCATAGAAAGGATGTCCCCGTTTTTTTTTATATGCGGTCACATCATGCTGTCCGACGACACCGCGATGAGCACGACCACTACACACAGGACGATGCCGAGGCCAAGGAAAATCCATGCGTTCGTCACATGGGTTGAATTACGCGAGTTGATGTACTTCAACGCCTGCTCCTTCACCTTGCGCTCCACCTTGTCTGCATCATCCTCAGACTCGGCAACGCTCTTATATAATTCAGCCAACGGCTTCTGACTGCCACCGGCATCCTCCATACGCTCCAACTCGTACTGCGTCTTCCAGTCGATCAGGCCGGACATGCGGATGCCGTTTCTCACGGCCATCTGCGTCAACAGAACGAACACCGCGAGACCGACGGACACAGCCGCGATGGCGATAAGAAAACCCATGACGCTCTCCTTTGCTCTCCTGCAATATGTCTCAACAAGGATTATCCCCCCAATTGACGGCTGATGAATCATGGGCGTTTCTCAAACAAGCCATCAGTCGGTGTTCGCGTTGTCTCGAAATCCACGGCGACGAAATCCAGTGGCATACCCACTCCTTGCAACTCGCGTGATTCTCATTATTTCACTTAAAGGGAGGGGTATGATGGCGTGTCGAATCGAACGTATGTACGTTTCTGGTGTATTATCTGAAATTAAAACGAACGTATGTTTGAATGAGTTTTAAAAGAAAAGGGCTACGCCCCGTCTTGGCAGAGTCGGCGTAGCCCTAGTGGACATCCTCGAAGGAGGTGTCATGGGTTAATTTTAGCGCACGTCGTATGACGACGCGGCGGCGAGTATCGAAAGCGCGTTTGGAAGATTCAGCAGGGGAGCGATGCGGTCCAGCTCGCTTACGGCCCAGGACCGCTTGCCGGACATCCGCTCGCTCACATATCCCGAAGACCTTCCAAGTGCCTTCTGAACGTCGATTTGGTTTATGTTGTTCTTTACTAGCTGGTCGTCCAGATAGGCTTTAACCTGCTTATCTGACCTTGTAATTGTAATGTCCATATAAAAAAGCTTACTTCAAATATTCGAAGTGCATTACGGAGTGTCGAGCTTGACGCTTCAAATATTTGAAGTAATATGAAAGTCAGCAAAACAAAACAGAATAACGCCGATTGTGAACTTCAAATATTTGAAATGGAGGTTTCGGAATGGCTTCAAGCAATGAGCTTATCTCGAAAGCAGTGATGGTTCGGATGCTTCGTCTTGGACTTAACCAGAAGACTCTGGCGAAGAAGGCGGGTATCAGCACCTCATCTCTAAACCATTATCTTACCAACAAGATTGGATGGCAGGTTTCGGTTCTAGATAAGCTGCTTGCGCCTCTCAAATGGGATTCGTTGGCTGACATCTTCACTGCCGCCAACGACGAAAACAATGTCATCTCAGCTCTTGCCGCCTAACCACACCACACACGCCAACGAGCAAAAGGACAACCAATGAAAATCAGCACACCACACGGCACTCTCAAAGGCGACAACATCGAAACCATCCTCAAAGAACATGGATATGACTGCCTGCATGATGCCAACCTGCGCTACGCCGACCTGCGCGGTGCCAACCTGCATGGTGCCAACCTGTATGATGCCGACCTGAGCGATGCCTACCTGCGCGGTGCCAACCTGCGCGGTGCCTACCTGTGCGGTGCCAACCTGCATGATGCCGACCTGCATGGTGCCGACCTGAGCCACGCCGACCTGAGCGGTGCCTACCTGTGCGGTGCCGACCTGCGCGATGCCAACCTGCATGGTGCCAACCTGAGCCACGCCGACCTGCGCTACGCCGACCTGCGCGGTGCCAACCTGCGCGATGCCAACCATGTACAACTCAGCATCGCCAAAACCAGCATCCTTCCGGACGAAGGCGACATCATCGGCTGGAAAAAAGCATGGACAGACGGCACAATGCTACCGAAATCAGTCATCGTAAAGCTCCTCATCCCGGCCGACGCGCAACGCTCCAACGCCACGGGGCGCAAATGCCGCGCCAGCACAGCGCGAGTGCTCGACCTGCAAGACAAGCAAGGCAACAGCCTCCCGTCAGACACCACGGCATATAGCGGACACGACACAGACTTCACGTACAAAAAAGGCGAAACCATTCACGTCGAAGACTTCGACACCAACCGGTGGAAAGAATGCGCCCCCGGCATCCACTTCTTCATCACCCGCATCGAAGCAGCCGAATACTAGGAGACTCCAAGTGAACACTGAAATACAACGATTCGACTTCAAGGGCGCGGCATTGCGCACACTGACTGACGAGAATGGCGGACCATGGTTCGTCGCCAAGGACGCATGTGACATCCTCGGTATTGACACAAATCATCTCCGCGAAGCTCTTGATGATGACGAAATCACAAACCTCCGTAATTCGGAGGTTTGGAATCAGCCGGGGCGTGCGCCTCTCATCATCTCTGAGCCTGGCTTGTACAAGCTCATCATGCGCTCACGTAAGCCGGAGGCGAAGGAGTTCCAACGCTGGGTGACACACGAGGTACTGCCGTCCATCCGCAAGTATGGCGCATACATGACCCAGCAGACTCTAGACAAGGCACTCACCAGCCCGGACTTCCTGATCCAGCTCGCCACCAAGCTGAAGGAGGAGCAGGAGAAGGTCAAGGAACTGGAGCCGAAAGCCAAGGCGTTGGATGACTTCACGAACATTCCCGATGCTCTGCTTGTCCGTGACGCAGTGAAACTCCTAAGCAACAATTCCAACATTCAGATCGGTGAGCATGAGCTGCGCCAATGGCTTGTGGATAACGGTTGGATTTACCGGCAGTCCAACCAGTCGTGGTGCGCGGCGTCAAGTCGCGTGAGGCAAGGCCATATGGTCATGGTGTCCTCCCGTTCCCACGGAATCCACAAGGATGGCACGCCATTCGCCTATCCGCCGACCCCTAAGCTGACACGCAAGGGATTGGCGCTTATCCACCAGCGGTTGTCCGAACAAAGTTTCGAGCGAGTGCTTGATGCGGAGGTGGCGGCATGACGTTGTTGAATCCTCCCGCACCACCGCATGAGTTCGTTCTTGACGAGGGTGGGCACTGCGTATTCCGTATCAACGAGCGGAAAGGCGCATCCATCGTCGAAAAAGACGAAAAAAAGACGAGCACATTGTATGAGATTCCCGAATCGAAACTGGCTGCGTTCATCCAATGGGCTTCCGACGTTCACGGTCAATCACGATAGGAGACAGTAATGGAAGACGATTACAAGGCACACGACGATTACAAGACCCGCATGGTCGAAGAATACCACGAACTCAAGGAACGCATCAGCAAACTCGATGATGCCGTCACCAAATACAAGAGGGGAGAGCTTGAGTTCAAACCGAAATGCCTTGGCGGCATGACCGTCGCCCAACTCTACATCATGCAAGACTACTTGCACGTCCTCTTCGACCGCATCAAAGTCATGGGCATCAGCCTCGACTCCGACGACGAGCCTGACAAAAAGCCACTGCCAGCCGAACCACAGTCGCATGGCTTCTTCATCCCACGCGACGGCAAACCATACCTGATTCTCCATGACACGGACGGCACATGGTCATACGTGACGAACACGCCTGCCGTCATGTGCAAAATCGTCAGTTGGAGTGAATTGCCCTACGGTATCAACAAGTTCAGTGGATACATTAACTGGGAGCAGCTGGTCGAAGACCTCCAAGATTCAGCCTTCCCGCTCATCCCACTGAACGCCTCAAGCATGCCGACAATCGCCAAGGCGCTCGCCGACAACAACTGATTCTTCCCCATCCGCCTGCAACCCGGATGGGGACCCATAAGCTTCGCCAGCCACTCCGATAAACAATCAAACAATGAAAAATTGGACGTTTATCGAATGTCCACGTTCACCGGCTGGCAAAGATGGAACATCCCATGATGTTCCATGCCGTGGCGAAACACATCCAAACGAACCGTCACAAGCGTTTGCATACACGCGTCGCCACGGCAATCGTCCAAGCCCACGCAGTGGGAACAGGAACCGTACCACAAGACCATCGCCAATCGAACCAGACACCATATCTTCTCCTGTACTCGAAGGTATCCGACGATGATCTCGAACGGCTCGCGGTCCGAATCCGCGCTTGGACGCCAGCGGCATGACGTCAACGCCACCCATCGGGACGAAGTTTTTCACTTGGTTTTCTCCGTCCCGCATCGGGAACGATGGTCGGCCAGACTGGTTTTCCTTATTTTCCCAGTCGCCCCGCACACCCTTTTGCGAGCCAACCGTCCAGCGTCATGCCGCAACCCGCTTACCCCAACCACCAATCCAAGGAAGGAGCACACACAAATTGACGGCACCCATCATCTTCGAAGACGGCATCCTCACCAAAGACGAGGCAATCGCCTTCACGAAGGTAGGAAAGAAAACATTCGAAGACCTGTACGGGTTCCTCGGATACCAATCCGGCCAAAACAAACTCTTCACAAAAAAGGAACTCCTACTCCGATTCTACGAAATCAAGGACCAAGCAAAGGAGATCAAACAATGACCACCAGACGACTAGTCACCCCGAAAGACATACGAGACAGACAATTCCGACTCTCATTCCCATTCATGGGATACGACGCCAACCAAGTCGATGACTTCCTAGACGACTGCGCGCTCAGCATCCACGCCCTCTGGAACGAAAACCGGAAACTCGCCACGGAAAACAGACGACTCCAATACGAGAACCAAACCCTCAAAACCGACGTGAGCTTCTACAAGCTCGCAGTAGACACCATCGAACACCAAACCAAGGAACAACAATGACCAACACCCCCAAATACGACTTCAGCAGCCTCCGCCCCGACGAACTCAACTCCACCATCGCCGGACTCACCGCACTGAACAAACGAAGCGCCGAAGCCCTCAAAGCCGCAAAGGAAGAATGGCGACGCTCGCATGACGGCGGCGATGAGGAGCACGCCGCGTTCGCCGGACTGGATGCGGGTGAAATCAGTCTCAGCAAAGGCACCGAAGGCCATTACGAGGTCGTTGACGAGCGTGCGTATGGTGCCATGCTGCATGACAGCAAATTCCTCATCCCCGGTGGGAACGATGCGGCGGAGGCCGTGTGGATGCCACGCCCCGAAGCGAAGTCGGAAGCCTATCTGAAGGACATGATCGCGGACCATGGCGGCGAACTCCCTCCCGGCGTCGAGTTCAAGCCGGGACGCGCCCAGACCGTCACGCTTCGCACCACGAGAGGATTCGTGGACAAGGTTTTCACCAGCGAGATAGCACTGAAGATGTTCCAGATGCTCACTTCGACCAAGGAAGAGTAGCCATGTGCAAAAGCCTTACCATCACCAACGAGCAGGACACTTGGAGCCGCGCCCAGCTCGCGGCACTGTCCCAGCTTGGAGTGCAGAACGCGCAGCCAGCCGACTTGGCGGTGTTCCTGCACCAATGCCAGCGTACCGGACTTGACCCTTTCAGTCGTCAAATCTACCTGATCGAACGCCGTCAGAAGCAAGGCAACGAATATGTTTCCAAGCAGACAATCCAAGTCGGCATTGACGGTTTCCGTCTCATCGCCCGTCGTGCGGCGGACAGGAACCATGAACTGTTCAGCGAACCGGAAACCCTCTGGTGCGGAGAGGATGGCGTCTGGCATGACGTGTGGATCGCCCAGACCCCTCCAGTCGCGGCGAAAGTCACCGTCCGCCGTGGCGAAGGCGAGTTCACCGGCGTGGCCCTCTACAGGGAATACGTCGGAACCCGTTACGACAAGAATCTCCACAGGCAGGTCCCCACCAGCATGTGGGCTTCGAAACCGGTGACCATGATCGCGAAATGCGCGGAAGCCCTCGCATTACGCAAGGCGTTCCCGCAGGATTTGAGCGGCCTGTACACGACCGACGAGATGCAGCAGACCAACAACGAGACCGAAGAGGAAATGGTCGAAGCCGAAGTGGTTGACGAGCAGCCACGCCAGAAGCCACGGCAATACGCTCCGCAGGTCCGTCAAGGCCAGCCGGAGCAGGCCGCTGCCCAGGCTCCACCCAATGGTCCCGCCAGTCCCGACCAGTTGAAGACAGTCACCGACATCCTCCGCGCCTGCCAGATCAAACCGGATGAAGCTGACGCGTTCATCCAGAAAATCCTCCACGACCAGACGGCCACGAGCGTGAGCCTCACGGCAGTGCAGGCACAAACATTCATCAACGAATACCGCAAGCACATGCAGCAGCAAGGAGCAGCACAATGAAATACGACCCGAAGAAACTCACCTACGGCGACGCGCTCAGAATCTCGACAGCCAACATGACCGTCACCGTCAACGTCGGAGGCGTACATGTCACCGGCAAGCTGAAGCACCTCGACATGGACGACGCGCTCGCCTGCGACGATCCCGCGCTCCGTGATCTCATGGCATTGTCGCTCATCATCAAGGACAACGAGTATTTCGTCGTCCGTGACGACGATAAGGGAACCCTATGCCCGGCCATCAGATTCGACCATGACCTGAACGTCACTTGGAACACGATCATCTCCATCGAAGAGAATCCCGACGACGGCGTGGAGCTGGACTTCGACGACTGGAAGGCGACGCTCGTCAAGGTCGAGACCCCCACCGCCGACGAGGACAAGCCAACCGACGACACCCAAGCCGAGGAGTGGGAGAAGCAGCTTCCCAAGGCCAACGGATTCTACAAGGCCGCGACCGGCAGCGTATGGCTCCACACGGGCGACACTTGGACGCCCATCCTGGACCATCACGGCAACGTTCCGCCGCACGCCTTGCAGCAGACCACCGAGGCATTCGCCGTCAGCAGCGGCCATTCGAAACGATTCCCGTTCGAACGCCTCAGCGAGAAGAAACTGCCGACCCGTCCGGGCTTCTACCGCAACAAGGACAAGACGAACCTATACCACCTCAACAGTTGCGGCGTGTGGAAGCTCATCGCCTACATGGGACCGGACTTCGACTTACAGATGAAGGACCCATGGGATTCACCACTCGTACCGGTGTTTGGTGGCGAGGTCGTGTCCGAGAGACGCGTCCGAAACGACATGCCTCTCCACTACTGCACCCTCGGTCTCAAACAGCCGAAGGAAGCGGTCTGCGGGGCGAACTTTTGAACATCACCAGACGAGCCGGATGCACGTGCGCGTACTGCGTGCGTCACGATCCAGTCAAGACGGGACTCATCCCATACTGCCGTAAATGCGGCAAAAGCACTTGCGCCGCCGCGCGAAGCCACATGATCATGTGCAACGTCGAAGCGTCCAACAGCCACAAGACGGCTGACCGTCTCAAAAACATGAAAGCCGAAGACCAGCAGGGATGGGTCGGACTCGAAACCCATCCACGACACGACAAGGAGAACAAGCAATGAGCACTCCGACCATCATCCTCGTGGGACGAATCGTCAAAATCAAAAAGGACGGCAACCTGTTCAACGCCGGAACCACGAAGAACGGCAAGAACTACATCCAGTTCCGCATCCTCTGCTCCAACAGGGTCAAGAACCCGGACGGCTCATGGGGTTACGGCGCATCCTGCTCACGCACCTGCGAAGCATGGAACGATCTCGCCACGCACATCCAGAACAGCATCAAGGAAGGCGACGAGTATATCGTCATCGGCAACGAGTCCGATGATCGTTTCGATGATTCGTCCGGCGTCACCCACTACACGCAGAAGGTCAACGTCCGTGAGATCGGTCCGAGTCTCCGATGGGGCACCGCCCAACTGGTGAACGCAAGCCAGCAGTACGGCCAACGCCAGGCCGCATCCGCTCCCGCTGCCGCCATGCCGCAGCAGGCAGGCCCCGACCCGTGGAGTGGTAGCGGATTCGACGGGTTCGGACAGCCAGCAGGAGAACCGGCGTTCTGATGCCACGCAACCGACAGTCGGCCAAAAAAGCCGGAACGGCAATGGAAACGGCGGTGGAACACTACTTGCAATGGGCGTTGAACGACCAACGCATCATCCGCCGCCGTCTCCACGGCAGCGACGACCTAGGCGACATCGCGAACATCTTCTTCCACGGTCAACCCGTATGCGTGGAAGTCAAGAACACCAAACGCCTCGACGCCACGAAACACTACAACGAGGCGGTAGAGGAGGCCGGAAACCTTGACAGCCCCTACCCGTGGGTCGTGCAGAAGAAACCACGCGTCGGCCTGTCCACACTCGAACGAATCGGCCAACAGCTCGCATACACGGATCTGGAAACCTACCACACCATGTGCGCGCTGGCCGGACGGTTCCCTGAAAAATTCGACATCGACCTCATCGGGCGGAGCGGACAATACGTCTGCATCACCTTGGAGAACCTAGCCCTCATCCTCAACGATGGACTGCCACTCGGACCGGAAGGACAATCATGACCGCGATAGTCGCCACATGCGCCCTCATCGTCAGTGCCATCGGATTCGTCATCATGCTCGGCTCCGTTGACCTCATCGACCGTAACAGGCCGTCAGGCGACTGGCTGTGGATATTGGGCATGACCCTAGTGGAGGGCGGTTCGATAACCATCCTCACCGACATCGGGATAGGACTCATGACATGACGGGAGAATCTGAAGTGAGGGACGGCTACACCCGACTCGACAACGGATTCTGGGCCGACGCGAGGATATGCAGGCTCCGCGACGAAATGCCAAGAGCGGCGCTCATCTACGTCATGGCATTGAGTTGGTGCAGCTGCAACCTCACGGATGGAGACATCGACACCGACCAGCTGACGTACACGCTTGGCGCATCCGAACAGGAGATCGAAACCCTCATCGACCTCGGCCTGTTCCAACAGACCATCACCGGCGTGCGCATCAACGAATACCAGTCGAACGGGAACCACACCAGAAAAGAACTCGCCGACCGGACGGCCCGCAACACGGCAAGCAAACGCCGAAGCCGCGCACGACAGGCATCCGACGACAAGTATTCCGCCGATTTCGAAACCTTCTGGAAAGCGTATCCACGACACGTTGACAAGCGTCCCGCCTGGAAAGCATGGAAGAACGCCATCCAAGACACGGGCGCGGACACCATCATCAACAGCGCCCGAGCCTATGCCAGACAGGTCGAGATCGAAGGAACCGAACCCAAATACGTCAAATACGCGGCCACATGGCTCAACGCGGCGGGGTGGGAAAACGAATACGACATCCGACCATCCCTCACCCTCCGCACCAATCCGACCATGATGAGCCGCAACGAATCGAACCGCATGGCGAACCTCAACAGGGCATGGCAGTACATGAGCGACGAGGAGCGCCAACGGGCGATGGGAGGAACAGGATGATAACCAAAGGAGAGGCCGCGATGCTGCTGACCACGATCAACGCGCATCACGGCAACGCCCAATGGGACGACCTGCAATTGGACGAGTTCTACCGCGAACTCGACAAGCGCAACAACATCCAAGACATGCGGACGGCGGTCGTGAGATTCTATGCGACCAAATCGGACAAGTGGATGCGTGCCGCCGACATCAACATCCTCTGCAAGAAAATTCGCGCAAGCCGGATTCCCGACGAGAACACCATCCAACAGCTCGCCGCCAAGCATCACGTCACGGCGGACGACTATTGGGAGTTCAAACGTCGCGTCGTCTTCGGCACTGCGCGGGAAGCCCAAGAGTTGGGCGAAGCCGTCAGCAAGGCCCTCGAACAGGCCGACCGTCCGCAAATCGCATCCAAGCCCATCGCACGCCAGCCAACCGTGGACGACGATCTGGGAGACCTGTTCAAAACACCATGAGCAAATGGAAGGAAACCAACAAGTACGGCATCCGTGAAAGCAAAGCCGCCTACTGGCGTTACACGCGGCGGATGAACAAGGAAGCCGAAATCCTCAAGGAACTCGAACCACAGCCTCCCACGCATGTGGACCTGACCGGACTGGAAACCTATATCCAACGATTACGTGAATCCAAGGAACCAACAATGGACGACAATTATCTCATCTGGTTCGATGTCGAAACCAGCGGACTCGACCCAATGTCCGACAATCTACTGGAAGTCGAAGCCAGAATCACCGACATGAAGGGCCTTCAGGTGCCATTCGCCGACGACCCCCTGATATTCCATAGGGTCATCCGTTTCGATGACAACACGCCAATCCGCGCGTTCAACAGCACGACTATCGACATGCATTCCAGAAACGGACTCATCGGCGAATGCATGAACGCGGAAGACACGCTCAAAAACGTGGACAAGCAGATGGCCGTCTGGCTCATCGACACGGGCCTCGACCCCGGTCTCATGCATCCAGCCGGAACCAACGTCCACTTCGATATCCGATGGCTCGACGTGAACATGCCCAACACGAGCGGCATCCTCCACAAGCTCAGCCACCGGCGACTCGACCTCACCAGTTTCCGCCTCTTGCGACTCGCCCGCGTCGGCGACCCATACGATTGCGTCCACGAACCCACGCATCGCACAACCGACTGCCTCAACCGCGACATCTTCGAATACAAAACCATCATCAACCAGCAAGGACAGTGAAAATGACCCTAGAAACCCTCGAAATCCAACCGCTCACCCCAAACGCCACAGTCACCCGCGCCCACGACGCGGACGCCGGACTCGACCTACACTGCATCGAAGACTTCCACATCGACGGACTAGGACGCATCGCGGTGGGAACCGGCATCGCGATCAACCTGCCCGAAGGCTACATGGCACGAGTCTGCCCACGTTCCGGCCTTGCCAGGAATTACGGCATCGACATCCTCGGCGGCATCATCGACGCCGGATACCGTGGCGAGATCAAAGTCATCCTGCATAACACGTCCACCAGCCGCATCAACTTCCGTTGCGGCGACCGTATCGCGCAACTCGTCATCACGCCGGTGGAAACCCCCAGAATCCGCAAGGTCGTCGAATTCACCGACACGACGGAACGCGGAGGAAACGGATTCGGCTCGACCGGACGATGAACGACGGGAACCAGTCATGAAACGAAACGTCTACACCATCCACGGACAACGATTACGAAACACACAAGCGTCAATGCTTGTCCACATCGTCGAAACGCATCGAATGCCATCATCCGCATTCTACGCGAAACCATTGGCCACGTTGGGTTCCCTCATCGACAGGAATCTCATCATCCCCCTCGCGGACGGCACCTACAAGCCAACCAAGCAAGGCATCGAGACCGCCGACGCGATCAAACGATTAGACAAGGAAGAGCCAACACGACGGCCAAACATCGTCCAACGTGGCATCAACCGAAACTTCAACAAGTACTGGAACGACTACTACTCGCATCCACGCACATACGAATACCACCCGACGTTGGAAACCATCTGTGAAAGGAGCCGATGATGCAGACACTCAGCCCGAAACAGCAGGAAATGCTCACTGACGTGAGCAACATGCAAGGCCAATACCAGGCCATCGATAACCAGACCGGCAGGGCACTGCTCCGCAAGAAGCTTATCCGCCAAGTGAACGACCGGTTCGAGACAACCAAGGAAGGCGAACGACTGCACATGGAAATCGTGAACCAGGCATTCGAGAAAGCAAAGATGATGCTAAATGACTGACAACATAAATCCAAGCCACTACAAGGACGGCCCATTCGAATGCATCGAACTATCCAGGCTCCTTAGTTCCGACTGGGGCCAAGCCGTCCAATACTGCTTCAGATGGCAACACAAGAACGGTCTGGAAGACCTCAAGAAAGCGCTCTGGTTCATCAACGACGCACTCAACCACAACGTGCCACCAGTCGCCGCATGGAACAGAGAAGATGCCTGCGCCTCCGAAGCCAAGGCCGATACGCTTCTCGAAATACTGGCGACTGAGAACTGGGCCGACCTCGGACGATTCTGGCTGGAACTCGAACACGGAACCGCATGTACGGTACGTCTGGCGCTCGCCGAAAAGATCAATGAAATCGAAAAGGAAGGAAAGTAATCATGGAACACATCGTGCAGTTCGCCATTGGTATTGACGACAAGGCCATCAAGGAACGCATCGAGGAATACGCCTACAGGGACGTGCTCGACAAGCTCACCAAAGAAGCCACGGACACTGTTTTCGCGCACACCAGCGCGTATTCGCGGGACATCATGTGGAAGAACTTGATGGAGGACGCTTTGCAACGCTTCCTCGAAGAACGCAAGGACGAGATCATCGACAAAGCCGCGCACATACTCGCCGACCGGTTCCAACGGACGAAGAAGTATCGGGAAGCCATGGGTGCCGCCATCGCAAAGGATGGCGAGTGATGGACGACTTGGACAAGGTTGAGAAAATTCTGATTGTCGTACTGGTGGTATCCCTCGCCGCAACGCTCTTCCTGATGGGAGTAAGCATCTACTCGTACTGGTATGTGGGCACGCATCATGATTACGGCATGAAGACGGTCAAGACCGGCGACGTGACATGGGTCTGCCTCACCGACCACGGCACGACCATCGGCTGCGACACCGTGAAGGAATACCAGTGACCGGATACATCATCTGGCCGAAAGGCGATACGGGACTGCATACATGCCGAGTGTACGAGACGCTCCAAGAGGCATCGGATACGGCACAGGAGCGCGCCGACTCCCACCACAGGCCGTATGAGGTGCGTGCAGCCTATGAGACTCCGCAGCGAATTATTAAGACCTTCGAACCAAGGGAAAGCAAATGAGCGTCAACAGTGAGGAAAAGAAGAAGTACTGGCAATGGGTGCTCTCCATCATGCTTGACATGGTTGAAGATCAGAGAATCTACCGGCAGGCACGCATCAAATCGTCTGGAGCATTGAACCAGACCGTCGAACGCATCGGGAGGGGGAATCTGCCCGACTGGATGCTGGAGAAATACATGGAGCAACCACCGAAACCAGGAGACGGTAATGAGTGAAGAAGTACAGGTGGGAACCACCCGCGTCACATTCCATGTGACGGCGTTCTACCCGCCGATGGATATTGCGGAAGCCTGTGTGGACGTACCGATGTACGTGACCACCGGCGAAACGATTGGAAACCATGAAAAAGGCAGTATCCCAGCCCACGTGCAGAAGGATTTCGACAAGAAGGTAGAGCACGCATTGCAAGTGTTCGCCGACACGCTGAAGGCATCATTCAAGGAAGGAGAGGGAAATGTTGAGAAGCATTGATTTCAAAACCATGCCTTACCTGTTTATCGACAAGGCTGGCACTTGTCTGACTGTGGAGTTCGACGGCAGGGAACTGGATGGCATCTACAAGCAGGTGAAAGCCATGTACGATCAGGAGCATCCGTCTGCTGGCATGCCCATCGAACCAATGGAACCGGGCTGGTATATGACTCGGGATGGTGAAGACCTGTTGAGCTTCGACGGTGACGCATGGCATATCCACAATCTCGGTGGTGCGGAACCGTTCGCTGACGGTGATCTGGAAACGATGGACTGGAGCGTGGTCAAACGAACGTTCGATGCTGACTCATTTCCTTTAGTTCCAGTCAATCCAAGGAAACTGAACATGACAGGGGAGTCCACGAATGTTCAACAGAAAGCATAGGAAAGTCCGATACGTCAAATGCCCGTACTGCGGCAGAAACCCAGTCATCATGGAAAGCCCCAGCATTACGGACAAGAACAAGATGGTCATGCATTACGAGTGTCCAGAAAATCATCTGACCACCGGTGACACGCCATATCCAAGCCGAGCATTGGATCTTTGGCTTCTCGCAGTAGGCAAGGTGCTGAAAGTCGATGATGTGATAAGCGACTACTTCGCCAAAAGCAAAAGAAGGAGGCAGTCCGATGACCGAGCATGAGGACTACTGCGTGAGCATCCGCAAATCCTACAGAGCGCCCGACTCCACGCCGGTCGGATGCGCGGTTGTGTTATGGGCTTGGAGTAGTTACGACGAAACATGGCTGTATGCGGCCAGGCGTGAATACCTGTTCGCGGGCTACAACGGCAGTCACAGGAAGGCGTTACGGCAGGCGAGACGGGACGCTAGAAAACTCGCCGGAATCTTCAACTGCACCAACCATGACACCAACGAGAAAGGAATGTGGCAATGAGCGACGTGCATGAATCATTGACGGACTGGCGGACACTGCCCGCGAACATACTCTCCGGGCATAGGGCGATAGTCCAACTCGACGAGGGCACGATCATCGACGGCTATCTGGAATACATGCCGTCGAAGCTCCGTAAGGAACTACGAGGCGCGACAGAAGGAATCCGCGAATCATTGACGATCGAAGGCGTATACCAGCCGGTAATCATCAGCGTGAATGCCGGTGAGAAGCATCTAGCCAATGGAGTGAAAGCCGTGAACATCCTCAAGGAGATGAGCGCATGAGCGACGCATTCCACACAGACCACGAACCGACCGACTTGCAAGGGGATATGAAATGAGCGTGCTATACCACGGTGGGGTTCCAGACCTGAAACCCGGCGACACCATCGAACCGGGGCACAGTCGAGACAATTACGACGATTGCCCCATCTGCCGCGCCAGACGCGAAAAAGGCGCGTCGGCCATCGAAGGCACCGGCCACCCGGAACAGGTGTACTGCACCAGATACCGTGACTACGCCGCACTCTACGCGTCAATGTACGGCAAAGGCGACGTGTATCAGGTACGTCCGGTCGGAGAACTCGAAGCCTCCATCGTCGAGGATTTCGACGGCTGCTACCGATGCGACAGGCTGGTGGTTGTCAGGGCCGTCGAAAGACACGTCACCCTCACTCCGAAACGTCGCCGGAAGGTCATCCGGCTCATGCAGCGGTTGGAGGATGGCATATGCCTGAACCCGCTGCCACGAAACGCCACCCCGGAAATGATCGAACGTTGGGCGGCACGAGAATACGCCGACATGCGGCACATCATGCGCGAAGCCGAAATGAGCATCAAATGAGCATAAGAACAACCTACTTGGCGACATGCGACGAAATGAGCCTTACCGAAGTCTGCTGGAACATTTCAAGCGTTTTCATCGTCATCGTCTTGGGCGTGATGGCTGTATTGGCGATGCTGACACTGTTTGCGATAGTGGCGGTGATATTCACTTCCAATCCACAAGACAAGGAGGAACACCATGGTAACGAACGTGAGTGAAAAAGACAAAACATTGCAAGAAATCATCGACTGGTGCGAACAGTTAGAAGTGGAAGGCCTGAGACTGGCGAACGCTCTTCTGAGGCAGCATGACATGGCCGCATACGGTGTCGTGAAGGGACAAATCAACGCATACGAAAAGACAGCCGACCACTGCCGTTCCTTGCTTGGCTATTCCGGCAACATGCCCACGGAAGTACCGAATCAAAGCGAGGACGCGAAAAAATGAAATGGAAACCGGATTGGTCGGACATTGCCGACAACCTGCTGATCGGACTGATGGTGGTGGCTGCGGCTGCAATATTCATTGTCTTCTGCGTTTGCACATGGAAAGACGTGACAACCGAAAGAACCATCATCATGCGCGACGGAAATCAATCATACGCCTGCGAGATCAGCGACATAAGCCCAACACCATGCGACTGCAAGCCAATCGAGGACACGGAGGAATAATCATGTGGTTCAAACGCAAACACAACGAATACGGGTGTCCAATGTGCGGCAGACTACCCAAAATCATTAAGGGCGTTACACGGGCCGGTGTTTACCTCAAATCGATATACCGTCTACAATGCCCCCGAAAACACATCTCTACATGCTGGTACAGCTACCCTGATGACGCAAGCAGACAGTGGAAACAACTAGTAGACGAATACAAGAGGGAGGACGCGAAATGAGCGCGTACCAACCTGTTCTTGACCCTGCTTGCGGCGGGCGAATGTTCTGGTTCGACAAATCAGACAGCCGTGTGCTCTTCGGTGACGTGCGCGACGAAAGTTGGGAACTATGTGACGGACGCAGATTCGAAGTCAAGCCGGACATGCTGATGGACTACCGCGACCTGCCGTTCCCTGACGAGACGTTCCGTATGGTCGTGCTCGATCCACCGCACTTGCGTAATGCGGGAGAGACGAGCTACATGGCGCAGAAATACGGATGCCTCGATCAAGAGACATGGCAAACAGATATCAAGACCATGTTCGGTGAGTGTTTCCGTGTCCTGAAAGAGCATGGCGTGTTGATTTTCAAATGGAATGAGACGCAGATACCGGTCTCGCAGATACTCAAGCTCACCGACCATAAGCCACTCTTCGGCAACAAACAGCCGAACCGCACCGGAACACATTGGATCGTCTTCATTAAGGAGGATGCGAAATGAGCAGTCAATACAAGGTTTGCTCACTGTTTTGGGATTACGACGACAACTGCTATCGCTTAAGAAACCAGAATGCGATTGAAGAGCTACTGAACGATGGTTGGAAGATTTCACGGGTGGATACCATGTCGCCAACGGAATTTCAATCTGGCACCACAGTCAGCGCCACGAACGTCTACGTTCTCGAAAAGCAAAACGAGGAAAAGCAAAACGAGGACACGAAAAAGAACAGTGTGTTAGACCTTCTCCCGCATGACATGGGTCTACGTATGGAATTCCTACCGCATGACATGGGTCTACGCGTGGAACTCGATACGAACGAAACATGCTACCTGAAAAGCGGATGGAAAGAACGCTGTGGCTATATCTACGGGCTTGCTGTGAGTTATACGGATCGTTCCGGCATCGTATCCGCTTGGCCTGACAATCCTGTTCCCATCGCAATCATGAATAGCCACGTGAGGCTAGCAGTCTCATTCGAGGAATATGGAACCGAAACCACCAAGTAAAACGAGGATACGAACATGAAGGAGGCAAACCGTTGAACGACGATAAGCAGCATGCGGTGTGGCATGAAAGCATCGAAAAATACGGCAAGGAGGCGCAAAGCATCGTCTGCATGGAGGAATGCTCCGAACTCATCCAAGCCATCAGCAAGCGTCTACGCGGCAAACCCGATGCCACCGACAATCTCGCAGAGGAAATGGCCGACGTGACCATCTGCCTGTACCTGCTCAAGGAAATGTACGACATCACCGACACGCAGGTTGATACGTGGATTGCTCGCAAAACGTTCAGGCAATTCGCGCGAATGCAGGCCGATGACCCATTCCTGGAAGGCAAGGACGCAGAATGAGCAAAGACATGGAGAAGATTATGTACATAATCAAGAAAGCGTCCTACGCGATCAACGCGATACTGATGCTCGCAATCATCATCATACAAATCATCAACAACGCGAACCCTATATCCATAGCGATACTCTCGTTCCTCTGCGGAGCATACGTGATGATCGTGTTCGTCATACTGTACGAAGAACACTTGGAGAAGGAATACGAATGAGCCTGCGAAACCAGGTCCTCCACTACGCGGACCTCGACTACGACGCGGACGAGATAAGCCGCCTGCTGCACGTGGACAGGAGACTCGTACTCCAAATCGAATCCCACCGCAACGACCCCGAACCAGCCACGACAACGGAAGGAGAACAACCAACGCTAATCTGACACACACACTATACTAGACAAGTCGCCCAACGGTTGCAAACAAAGGGTTGAGGCAACAAGACCAAACACACCCAAAACGCAACCAAGGAGCCAACACTTGACGCAAACCACATGCGCGGCATGCTGGAAAACAACCGACGACAAGCATATCCTCTGCACATCCTGCGAAACCCAACTCCAATTCGATCTGCAATGGTTCGAAAACCACCTGCAAGACCTCGAATGGCGCACAAACCGCATGGACAAGACAGGCAACGGCGGAGGCGGCGGACATAACGGACTCGCCACCTCCCCGGCACCATTACGCGAAACCGCGTTCGAACTCATCGAAGGCAACGGCATGGACGACATTCCAAGCCTCCGTGACATCATCAACGAATACGCGCGATGCCTGAACGTGACCGCCCCATACGACCGGAAACTCGAAACACTCATCCGCAACATCCGGCTCACCGACAAGTGGAAGGCCAGCAAGGCAACACCAACCTACGCGCGAATCATCCACCGTATCCGACGCAAGGCTCAGGAACTCCTCGACTTCACCCTCGAAGACCAGATCATCATCGGCGAATGCCCGACCGACGACTGCCACCGCATCGTGAAAGTCATTCCAAACGCCACGTTCGCACCGAAATGCCCCGACTGCGGTCAAGTGTATCCGGTCTCCGCCATCCGCGAGAACAGACGACACAAGCTCCTCGCCACGCACATCACCGGCACGCAGACCGAAATCCGCAGACTGCTCCTGCAATGCGGCATCATCGTCAAACCCGGCACCATGCGCAGTTGGGTCAGCAGGGGAGACCTGAAACCCGTCACACCGGTCAAAGACACGCGCAAGCAACGCTACCGGCTGTCCGACGTGTACAAACTCGCCGTCAGAAACCCCGAAAAGGAAACAAACATTTGGATGCTCCTACAGGAGGAACAAGCATGAACATCGACCTCTCCAACCCGCCATACGCGGTCAAACTCATTGATCTCGGATTCGCATACTCGCACACCGACCATAAGAAAGGCATCATCGTCTACACTCACGCAGACCCCAGATTGGTCGGCTCCAAATGGGTTGACCATTGGAACGACATGGAATGCATCATCGACTTCGAAGACGAGAACTGCTTGAAACCATTTTCATTCACATTCAAGAACCTTAGAAACGGCGTCAGCAAAACCATTCAGGCAAGCAATCTCGCCCTAGTGGAAGAAATCATCCGATGACCGCCACTATCAGCATCACCGACAAGGGCAAGACCATCACCTATCACGCGCATCACATGCGAGACGTGATCGAACCAGTCAAACAGTACGGCATGTTCGGAGAACAATTGAACGCGAAGAAAAAGCTCCACACGCTCACTTTCTACACGGAGGATTGAATTGAACGTCAACATCAAATGCTCGCCAATCCTACTACTATTGTCCGGCATGTTGGCACTTCTGAAAATCGGGGGCCAATTCCCATACTCATGGATATGGGTGATCGCACCCATATGGATACCACTACTCGCACTGGCCGGTATCACAATCATCCTGTTGACTTCCTCCCCACGGCTGAAGCCGGGTGATTCCCTTGTCTCGCGGCAAGGGTTTCCTGAAGGGACTTGTTCCCCGCCTACCGAAGTGTCGCTTCGGCGGTTCGAGGGTCCCCGCAGGCGCGTACCGCCAGTCCGGCGGATAGGATGTTTTTGGCGGCGTTGATGTCCCGGTCGTGGTGTGTTCCGCATTTGGGACAGTCCCATTGGCGGATGTTCAATGGTTTCTTGCCGCTGTTGTATCCGCAGGTGGAGCAAATCTGGCTGGACGGGTACCAGCGGTCGATGACCGTAAGCTGGCGCCCGTACCATTGGGCCTTGTATTCGAGCATCGTGCGGAACTGTTTCCAACCCGTGTCGAGTATGCTCCTGTTGAGACCGGTTTTTGCCGCTTGCCCGTTGGGAAGGTAACGGCCCGGATGCTCCGGGTCAGGCTTCGGCGCGCACCGTCGGGTCAGGTTTTCGACCGCAAGGTCTTCGATGACCACCGCTTGGTTCTCGCGGATGAGTCGGGTCGAGAGCTTGTGGAGGAAGTCGCTTCGACAATCCTTGACCTTGGCGTACGCTTTGGCGACCTTCAGACGGGCTTTACGATAGTTGTTGCTTCCTTTCTGCTTTCTGGAGAGAGTTTGTTGGGCTTGTTCAAGCTTCTTCTGGTAACGGTTGAGGTGGCGTGGGTTGGGGATTTTCTCCCCGGTGCTGAGGATGGCGAAGTGTTCGGTGCCCAAATCGACGCCGACCTTGCTTGGGGAGGCGGGTAGATGTTTCACTTCCTCTTCGACGAGGATGCTCACATGCCAGCGTCCGGACGGGTTCAGGGACACGGTGACGGTGGACGGCCGGGCTTTCCTCGGCAGTGTGCGCGACCAGCGGACGGGCAGAGGCTCCCGCATCTTCGCCAAAGTCAATTCCCGTTTGTCCCAATCCCAGGTGAACGCGGATGCGGCATAGGTGGCGGCTCCGCCGTTCTTCTTGGATTTGAATCGGGGATAGTCTCCCGTCTTGGCGAAGAAGTTCCTGTACGCCGCCTGCAAATGTCGCAGCGACTGTTGCAACGGGACCGAGGACACTTCGCGCAGGTAGGCGTAGTCCTTGGTTTTCTTCCAGTCGGTGAGCATCCGGCTCGTATCCTCGTAGGACACGCTCTCATGACGGACCGTCCATGCTTCGGAGCGGGCGTCCAAGGCCATGTTGTACACCTTGCGGCAGCAGCCCAGTGTGCGCCGGAGCGTCTGCTCCTGTTCCGGTGTCGGGTAGAAGCGGAACCTGTATGCCCGCTTGGCTGTCGTGGTGTCCATGCTTCCTATGATACCATGCTTTACAGACTTGCATATGGGGATGTAAGACAGAAGCGCCTTATATCCCCATAGCTAAAGCAAGGGGTATTACGGCGCATCCTGATAATCGCGTGGATTATCGGCGTCATAGGCGTACTCATTCTCGAAAAGTTCGGAGACTAAATTGCAGATCAGCGGTAACACCAGTAACGGGGATGTGGCGTGCGTCATTGACACGACACAGGACGACATCATCAAGGATGCACAATGAAAGTACTCGACTTCACCAAGGAAACAGACGAACTGGCAAACAAGCTGATAAAACTTGGATTCCATTATCAAAGCACCGACAAGGAAGAGCGTCCGCCAAAACCCGCACGACTGATAACCACATGGGCGAACGTCATGAATGGCGTGACCCTGCAAATCATCGATACGTATGACGAACTCCGTGACGAAAACTACAAACTGATTACAATACCGCGCAAATACGTCAGGATAACCGATGATTGCACGAACATAAGCGTCACTATGTCGGTCGAAGAGTTCATGGAATTGGAACGGATCACGAACAGCAACGGCAGCACATTCCCACGCCCGGAAACATCCTTCAAAAGAATTACCAACGAGAACTAGGAGACCACGCGGAATGAGCGAGACAATCACAGCGGACCATCTGAACGCCACGCACTTAGGCAAAAGAATCACCATCAACGGCAAGCATGGCACCGTCGTGTCGGGCAAGCTGAAAAAAATCCGCGCCGACTACGCCATCAAGCCCAGTTTCACGACTTACTCCTTCCGTGAAGAAGACATACCCAAACCATTGGGGTACAGGAGAGACGTTCACATCATCATGCACTTGTCGAACCAAGTTAACGACGATATTAAAGCAACCGTACGCGAGGACACGGAACTACAGGTAGAAGACGAACAGTTACCGGATTGGGGATAGGCTACACACTGCGTTAAGCGCCGTCTGAGTGATCTACAATGGCATATGAATGGGGGTGGATTCAAAAACCGCCCCCACTATTTTTCAGTAATCAACACCCTTGGATTTCAATTCCTCCAAAAAATCATCCCACTGCTCTCTCGTCGGAATACTCAACCCAGATTCTGGATGCCAACGCGCATACCAGCAAATCAAATAATCTCCCTGCGCACGTTGGAAAAATCCATCAATCCAATACGGATCGTCCGCTTCCCTACGCGCAAGTTCCAAAGCCTCCCTGCAAGCCGGTTCCATATGATCTTCAAACCACTTAACATCCGCATCCGTGCTTGAATAAATGGCGTGATAGATAGCTCCCGGGTTAACACGGAGCGACACCAACATCTCAGCCTTCACACGTGTCTTAAATTCTTCACGCCTGTCCCAATCGTACATTCCGTCAGCAATCAGCTGCTTAACATACGGGTCACAATGTTCAGCCAAAAACCACGCACGGTCTGTAATATCTCTAAGCGTTTGGAACAAACACCTCACATCGTCGGAAAGCGGGCCGACCCGTCGAGGGAAATCACTCAATCTCATTTGTCAATCCTTGTATTATCGGTGTTTTAACGAGTGTTCGCAAGTCGCTGGAAACCGGCTTCATCATCCTCGGGATAACGGAACCGCGCTTCGATGCCCTGCGCTTCGAGGATCGCTGCTATCTCCCTGCTGCGGGCATTGACGATGGCGTAATCGCCTTGGTCCCGTCCGTAACGGTCGTAGTGTTCTTGCGAACGGTAATAGAGCAGGTCCACGTGGCTGGGCGCGTGTCCTTGCGTTTCCGTCATCTCGTCAACCGTATCCAAAGCGGCCTTGACCTGCTGTGCTGTGATGACGACACGTGACATTTCATGCCACCTCGACAATCTCATGCTGAGCGAGGTACGCGGCCACGGACTCTTCCAACGTTTGGTCACTGCCACGCTGGTAGTAGTCGCGGTACGCAACCACGCCACTCTTACCGTCGAACGCGACATATGCGACGCGACGGCCCTTGGAATCACGGAAACCACGCGGCTTATGCGCATATCCACCAAACACGTGGGAAAGCTCCTTGACCGACTTGCCACCTGGAATCGTGACCACGCGCGCCTTGACGCCATGCTGCGCAATCACCTTCGGCGTCTCCTTGGACGGAATCGGCGGAACTTCGGGAATCTCAACCGTATCCGGTTCAGGCTCAACCGTCTCACCCGCAGCCGATTCAGTCGGGGTGAAAGAACGTAACGTGCGGATAAACGCCGCCGCCTCACGGTCAGACGAAACAAAATCCTCACGATACGTGTTGAACGCCTCAAGAACACTACGCGGATACTCATGATTGTCGAAAGCATCAATATCGCGCCCGTAATCGATGGAACCACCGTTAGCGTCCGCAGCGTAGAGAACACCATAGATTCTATCGAACTCGCGCTTGAACTCAACAATCGTATGACCACCAAGATCACTCATGGGCTGCTTAGACTGTTCCACGGTCTCAGCCGGTTCCGGTTCCACCGGCTTGACCGGTTCCGGCTCAAGAATCGGCTTATCGTCAACAGGCTGGACAACAGGCAGATCATCATAAGTCTCACACATATCAGGATGATCCTGCTCCATTGGAGTCAGAAACGAAACGTCACGAGACACAACCATGCCGCCATGCTCCCACGACAACACCCAACCACGCTCACGGTCAACATCCGGCAGACTCAAACCGTGAGCCGAATAATCACCACAATCATCGGACGCAATCAATCCGCCACGTTCCACGATTGAAGGCACGTCACCAATCTCGCGCACCGACTGAGCATAATCCGAGCCGTTAGGGTCAAGCCACACACCGCCATCGGCACGGTATGCTGCGGCAACACCACGCACGGCCTGAGCGTTGCTAACACCTGGAACCATCCGCCATGACTCAACACCATCCGACATGACGAAACGCCACACGCTCGGACTGTCAACCGAATTGAAAAACATGAAAACACCATCAGAATTGACAGCCCACAAACCGTTAACCTTATTAGACATTTAAACCCCTTAAAAAGAAAAAGGTTGAAAACAAAGGGCGCGACACAATCGCCACGCCCTGGAATTAAACAAACAGACTGAATGAATCAGACACCCGCACGCCTATGCGCAGCGGCCTCAGCCTTGAAGAACGCCGCGAAAGCGTCGCCGATGGACGAATAAAACACGCCATCAACACGCCAGCCGTCATAACCGTCGAAAAGATCGGCAAGCTCAGCGCGCATAAGCGGCAACGCCTCACGACGCGACACCGCGCTACGATGCCAATTATTATCGAAATGATCCGCAGCAACCCAAGCGTCGCGTTCCTTACGCGAGTCAAAAGACAAAAGGCTACAATACGGCTCACCCTCAAAATTGGTAACGCCGATACCAAACTGCCAATACCCGGCATAAAAAATGGATACTCATAACACACACTCCATTCCAGCCCCCTTGCTAAAATGAGAGGGCTTATAAATCGGTTTGTTTTAAGCGAAACCCCAAGAGTGATGCAACACTCTTGGGGTATTTTCATCAGACGGGGAACCCCGCCAAACACGTTCGAATAAACAAAATCCCGGCAGCCAAAGGCAACCGGGATTCATAGACGCGGCCTACGCGCCCAACGGCACGGCCTCCTCACGCGCGGTATCAGGTGCGACGTCTATATCGCCGTCACCCCACAACACCGTACCGAGACCAGCCCGCGCAGTAGCGAACACCGCAGGATCATTCAACCCAGCGAACGCCGGATAGCTAAAATACTTAGCCATATCCAAGACGCCGCTATAACCATCGCTGAACCTGACTGCCACACGGTGGCCGTCAAGCGGTACCGCGTCAGTCACCAAAACAACACCGTCACACATGAATAAACCTCCTTACCTAAGCGGCTCGATGTGTCCGGGTTGCACATGGGCCTCCACACACTTCCAATTGGATTCGAGATCCTCACGGTGTATTTCAGCCCACGCCAATACCAAACGTTCCTGTTTCCTAGGCAAACCGCCCTTAATCAAATCGCCATCAAACGAGTACTTAGCCCAATGGCCATTATATTCCGCGTGAAAATGCTTCACGGGGCCATGGTCATTGGCGTACATGTAAATGACGATACCGAAAAACCTGCTTATTCCCGGCAACTATGCCACCTCCTTACTTTCGCGCCGATACTATCGGCTGAACATTATCTTCTGCGGATCACTTAGAATCCGCAGAAGATTCAGAATCAGAATCAAGAAGTTTGCGCGGATTGGCGATTCGCAAGGCCGAACAGAATTTAAGCGCATTGCCAAGTGTCATATTGGAAACGTCATTAGTGCCACTCTCATACGCTGCTATGCGAGGTCGGGACATTCCGACTTTGTCAGCCAGCTGTTGTTGCGTCATGCCGCGCTTCAGTCTGAGTTCCCTCATGCCCATTTCAGTATCCTTCCGTAAGAAAATCCACAGGGTCGCATTGCAACGCCTCAGACAATCGTAACGCCGTCCGCAAATACATTTGCGAAACAGGACGACCGTTCGTCTCAAAACGGGAGATGGATGGACGTGCGATGCCGCTCAATCCGGCCAGCTCCACCTGCGTCAATCTGCGTGCCTTGCGAATGTTCTTCAATCCGACGACGCCAGCGGACACGCCGCCACGCCACACATGCTCATCTGGATACAGGTCCAACACGTTGCAATGCAACGCCTGCGCCAGCTTCGCAGCCGTACCCAAATACATGTTCCGCGCCTCGTCCGCATGGTTCTCATACGCCCACAGGCGCGTGAAATCCACGCCCGTAAGCGAATCCAACTGCTGCAACGTCAAACCGTTACGCTCGCGCAGATCACGCAACCCCATGATGGCTCCTTCCAGACTTAAGGACACCATATCATCGGCGGCGAAGCCACGCCGCCGACACTCAGTCAACCCAATCCGTATCCCAGTTCAGCATGTCCATTGGAATCATGCAGCCACCGGAACACTGAACGTACAGCCAGGTCGAATAGCCCATGCGAGCAGCCCTCACGCCACGAACCCACTCATGCAGCCACTCCAACAAGAGCGACAAAGTGGAACGACGACGCCAAAACGACTTGCCAGACGCATAATCGAACCCCTCGTACTCGGCGATAGGGGAGAAGACATCACGCTTGCGCATCAGATCACCTCATGCCCGTCCAACAGCCGGTCAACGGAATCGTCCCTACCCATACCCTTGCTCATTTTTCCTCCTTAGTCCAAGGGATAATCTGATGCAGCAGATACGCCGCAGTCGTCAACTGGTCGTAAGCGGCCAGCACGTAAGCGGAATCAGGAGCGTCACCGCTCCCCAGATTCGACAGCAATCGGACGGCCTTCAACGACTTGCCGACCACATTCGCGCACACGTCGGAATCATGGGCGTCCATCACAGACACCCATCCTCGTCAGCATTCGTCCACCAGACGCAATCAAGCTCGAAATCGACGCTCAACTCGTACTGCTCGCCGATCTCATTAGGCGTCATGCTGCCAAGCACGTGACCGGTGAACTCCTCATAATCATCGGAATGGGCATTGTCGTGCAGCATGAACACCTGCTCACACCAGCCCGGCAGCGCAGACCAGAATTTCTTCCAATCCTTTTCAGAAACGTATTCGCCTATTCCGTTGATACGGTAGACACCCTCGTAAGGCTTGAAACGTTCCCTGATGAACTTACGCAGCCCATCACCCGCCATCGTCTCAATGGCATCCACGACAGCCTCACCGATCGGCTCATCCAATGGCATTGCCTTCAGCTCGTCAACGGTAATCATCATTCTTTCCTTTCATTCAGCAGCAGAACTCGTCAGTGAGTTCCACCAGTCTTTTCAACGACGTCCGCATGAGACGCGAACGACAGCCGACACCGGCCAGTTCCAGCCGGTTCACCATCGCCACGCGCACGGCCTCTCCGCTACCGACAGTGCAACGCGTCAGAAACCGGCCATCGGCACGCAGAACCGCATCCCGATACGCCTCCGCATCGGCCTGAGACCTGTGACGGCGCACGCGGATTGCACCACCCACATATTCGACGGTCCACAACGCGGCCATGTCAGTCAGCCTCCCCAAGACGGTCGAACATCTTGTCATACGCCTTGCGCACAGCCGACAGGCCATTGCGGTACGCGGACATGCGATTCTCAGGAGTCGAAGACACAGCCAGGTCATGCTGCCAGCTAGCCGGAAACGCGATATGCTCCAACGTCCCGTCCACATCCGTCTGACGAACCTCGACATGCTGCGGGAACATGGCGTCGAACACCAGCACGCACAGCTCGAACGCCAGCCGCGTGTCCGCGTCGGCGACATAACGGAAATCATTCTCGGCCAGCCGCCGCGCCTCATCGACGTCGAACGGCAGCGTGGCATACAATGCGACGAACCGTCCGACCGTCTCGTCATCCAGACCGCCGTCAGCGAAACAGTTTTGCACGACATCGATGAGATTGTCCCGCAAATCGGGCACCAGACCACACGCGCCGCCACTGATATACGGCACCTCGTCACGGCTGAAATGCCTCTCGAACCACTGCCAGCACACGTAACCCACATAGCCGGTCAGCTCACGCGGCAGCAAGTTGACGTCGATCATCGCGCCACCTCCTCGCCGTTAAGGAAATCAACGAACTTCCGCCGCGCCACACCATCGGCGTCACAGCCCAGCAAATCATTGCTGATGACGTCATAGCCGCAGCCGGTAACGAAATAGAAATACCAATCATCGCCATCACGGCTCAGCCAGCACGAACGCACATGCTTGACAAGACCGTCGTAACGGTCGCACTTGAACCATTCCGCTAGACCCTCAGCCAGAAGCGAGTCGAAACGGAACCGTCCGACGCAGATTAAGTTGTTCTCCTCATCTTCCACGCGCTCCACGGCCTCGTCATCCAGCCTGTCGTCAAGCGAATAGCCAGCCTCAAGCGTCGCCAGATTACGCAGCAGCTCATACGAGTCGATACCGTCGAACGTCTCATGCTCAACGATTTCATCCGCGTTGAACCAAGTGATTTCCTTATAAATGCAATCGTCGAATTTCATGGTATAATCTCCCTTGCAATTAGATTTGATTGATTGATTGCATGGCCGGTCGCAGTCCTACCTGAGACCGGCACTTTCACATTTCCCTTGTGCCGCCCCACGACAGCACCTTGCCGCCGTCAACCAGCACGTAAGACTCGCCCATGCGATTGCCAACGGACACGGCACGCCACTCGCATATGCGCTCATAGCCGCCAGCCGTACTACCGTCTTCCATGCCGCACTGGGGGATATCCGACAGCGACGTGTAGCCAGCCAAGTCGGCCTGACCATAGTCAGCCGTCGCATACGTCTCACGCCACCAATTCCATTGCTGTTCAGGCGTCCCATGAGGGTCAGCCACCGGCACGGGATTGCACACCGGCGAACACGCCACGACGAACGCCGCCACGCCCACGGCCAGCAGTCCAGCCAGCTTCACACCCTTACGCATTCCACTTACCTCCCTTAGCGGTCTCGATATAACCAGGAAGCTTTTCCACGTCGAAATACATGTCGCCCGACACCGGGTCGGCATCATCCCGCCACGCCTCAAACACGACATCACGGTCAGCGCCATTCAACATGACGTCAGACACCTCGCCATCGAAGTAATCCCGCAGCCACGCGGACTCACGCCGCTCGTAATCGGATTCATCCAACACCGGGTAGTAGCGCCCATCCTTGATAATCATGTCTATCGCATATTGGACGACGGCCTGATCCGACAGTCCGCCATGCCCGTCCGTCAACTCAATCGCATAGCCGACACCGCAGAACGCGCGCGACACATAACCGTAGTCGGACAGCCACCGCACGGCAGTCTCAATATTGCTTTCATCCAGCGCGCTATCGAAGTACAGCAGCCGCGAAACCTGATACGTGTACTCGTTGAATACCGTGTCGGCCACGCGGATACACCGCACCCATTCCAGAATGTCCGGCAGCACGCTATCGAACGACGGCAGACCAGTGTAGCCGACACCGTCCCACACGTCACGCAGTTCCTCGTACAAGTCGGCATCCTCAGCCGTATCCTTGCGAATCTCATGCACATACATTAGATTTCCCTCACTTTCAGATGAATAGGTTGATTTTCAGCGAGACAACGTAAGAAACAGGTCTGTATACCACAGCTCCAAGTCGAGAGCCTTAAGCGCCCTGCACGCGGCCACATAGTCGCCCGAATCCATGCATTCGACAAACTGCTGCGCATAGGCGCACGTCTCAACGTCATCGGAAGACATGCATTCCAGCAAGTCGTCAACGCTGGGCCATGCGCCCAGAGAATCATCGACAGTGCATTCCCCATGGCTATACAGGTGCCACGTCATACCGTCGAGATTCCAGCAATCCGACCCTTTGCCGTTCAGTATGTCGCCTAACGTCTCAGGCCAATCCATGAACTCGTAATCGGCAATGACACTCAGGCTTAGATTGTGCGCGTCATACAAGTCGGCCAACCGTCCCCAGTCGGCTTCGGCGGAACCGTGGTTGTACACGTCCCATATGCCCTTAATTTCGTCGGCCATATCCCTGTATCCGGACGGCGGCACCGGACTATCATTCCCACGCATGTACGCAAGAAGCTCAGGCGACGGCGCTGTGACAACGTCAAGACTGGAACCGTCCAAACCGTCCGGAAACTCAGCGCCATTGAATGAATACAACTCCAACGTGCCGCCGCCCCGTTCGGACTCGTGCAAACCATGACGCCCCGCCATGACGTCGTAAAAATCATCAACGGAATTAAACCCAGACATGATTACCCACTTTCATAGAGATAGAGAATGTTGATTAGCTGCCATACGACGGCACAGTGCGCGGGTGAGGAATCGCACCCCACAGAAACCACTAAGCCGCGCCATAGCCCACAGAGGGCTACAAGTCAGAACGGCAACCGTCCATCATTGACGGCATCACGAACGGTGTGAATGACAGCTCTACCCGCCGCATAAAAATGGTCGGCTAGTATGGCATCCTCGCCCAGTCCATCAAGCGCCCCAGCGTCATGCATTCTGTAGAACAGGTCAACCGCCATCAGATCAACGGCCTTATGCGGCCACCTGTCGTAAAAATCACTGGTCTTGATAAAGGCCACATAATCCACCCATGAGTCATGCCATTTTCTGTCATTGCACAGCAATAGCAATACCTCATTGGCAATGTGGCTAGTTCCGCTCTCGATATCCTTGATATCCATTTCAGTCCTCGCTTTCAGAATCATCCAGCTCGATATCGTGCATACGCGCGATAAACTCGAAGTTCTCCCGCTGTTCGTCGCTGCTCAGGGCTTTAACCAATTCATTTAGAAAATCCTTGGCCCCCAGCGTTTCCAGCAGAACGTCATACATTTCATCAGTGGTCATTTCAATACTCCCTTTTTGTTAGTTGGTTACATTAATTTTGATAGTGGTCGGCAATTTTCCTTTTAAGGTCAGCCAATGTGCGCGCCTTGATTTGCACGCCACGTTTTCCGTCGTGCCATTCTTCGTTAAAAACGTAGCTCCCGCCCCAATCGGGCTTAAATTTCACCACGTCGCCCACACGTTTGCCGTCAACCGTCACGTATCGGCAATACCCGTCGTCAACGGTATTGCTGTATGCGCCCGGCAACGTGGTCAGGCTCCGAACTTTTACGATTTTGACAGTCATTTTTTAACCTCCGCTTGTTTGTTGGTTACATTTGTGTAATCACTCATGTCATACAAGAGTGATACCAGATATATCGACGCGAGTTTGGTTGTCCCTCACATTCAACCGCGCCGCAATAGGATTATCGTTTGCCACGATGGAATCATATTCAAACTTTGCCGTCGCGCGGAAGCCGTGCCCGTTCGGCGAAATGCCGGATATGTTGACTCCAACGCCATCAGTGACCCTAATACGGTAGATTGTGATCTGCTTTTTCCTCTCGCCTTCGGGGAAGAACAATTCGTTATCGCATAAGCTCCTCACGTTGCCCTCAATCATGGTGAGCAATGCCGTGTAAGCATGACGCGCCGATTGGCTCATCTTATTCATGCCCTTGATTGTTATGCGCGCGTCCGGGCTGATGGCGATACCATCGCTATCCCTCTTATGTTTGGCGTTGATGTATTCCAACGTGTGGGCGATATCCACACATGCAATGAGATTGTTGGTTTCAATCATGATAAACCCCCTTAAGGTCTAGTGTTTGGTTTGGTTGATTACGTGCCACCATGAGGAATCGCACCCCATCAAGGTCTAAACGGTGGCGAGAGGGCGCAACCCTTGCGGATTACGCCCGTGAAGATTTGTTTTTTTGGCTAACACCACCCGCAAAATGGCGCAGAGGCGCATACGCACCCCCTATAGACTTTTATTGTCCGCATAGTCCCCGAACTACGTTCGTGACCAACCGCCCATAAAGCAATTGACGGGGCGCTAGGTATGTCTACCCTCGTAACCCGTTATGCCGTGGTTCACAACCTATGCCGCCAACCATGCTCACGCATGGAAAACATAGGCATTGCCACCTATCTATTGGCCTATCCTCATTGGCGGTAGTCTCTCACACTACGCCAAACGTCGGCGGTACCCCCTTACGAGTTCTCGCGCTCTACATTGTCAATCAAGTTCACGTACACTGCCTAGGCAAAATTGGCACTACCAACCACGCCCACATAGTGGACATTATGCACACACCCCGAAAAACGCCGCCACCTAACCCCCTCCCAAAGAAAGGGGGTGAAGCTCAAACTACCGACCTTCGGTAACACTATTCATTTGTCAAACACTCGCAACGCTCACAGACTGGACACTGCACCTCAGCACAGTGCCCAACGTTCCACTCATGGCGGATTCGTAGTACGCGCATTAACTGCGTACCACCTGACCGTCTCAGGTCAGGCTATGCGGTGCCTAGGCACCTAACCGCCACGGCTTCATCTGCCGGTCGCTACAGCCGGGTGCAAGTGGCGCGGTGTAGATACCACGCCGACCTTGCTAGGCTGACTGCCTAACCGGTTGATAGCCCTCACTATACACGTCCCAATATTGGTACGCAAGTTAAAACAACACAGACCACAGCGAAACGTTAGAATAACGCCGTTCTATCGGCGTGTCTCAACACAGTAAGGGGGAGTGAAAACAGAAAAAGAGACGTAACTACCACGGGAAAAAATAAAGTCAAGCAAGATATCAAAATACGGACAAAAAATATTAGAGCAAGATAGATATAAATAATAAGGAATACGACACAATGACGCGCATACATACAACTGTACGAACGAACATTTGTACCATCGAACAAACGTTCCAACCGGGGCTGGGGGAGGGTCCTCCGGGTGCGCCCGTCAGGGCCGTCGGGTCAATGGTAGAAATAGTGCGCGCCGTCTGAAAAAGTCCGCGCATGAAACGTGACATGACAACGACGATGTTGGGTTCACATTGAAATCGTCTTCAGCATACCACGCGACACGCCGTATTCTACGCCGTTTTCATTGCAACGTTGATGCAACGTTGGGGGTGAGTATGCTGTCGCATGTCGGAATGAATTTTGGAGGACGTGTGGCGTCCTTGTGGGTGTCGTTCCGGCAAGCGGTTCGGTGGTGCTCCTTGTCTCTTGGTTAAGGATTCCGACCGTTGGGACGTTTGTGTTCATAAGGAGCACTGCTAGGGGCAGTTGGCTGAGTCTGGTTTAAGGTAGTCGCCTCGAAAGCGACCGACTCTAACGGGTCCGGGAGTTCGAATCTCTCACTGTCCGCAGATGGCATCTTCCTAGGTAAGGTGCGATTCGGTTTCAAGTCCAATGCGAGAGGCTTGTTGGTACCGCCGTTTGATCTCGCACATGGTTCCTATCGCTCTTGTGGGAGTGTTAGTCGCGCATGGGTTTCTGGCTTTTCTTGACCATGCGTGGTGAGATGCCGGTTCGAATCCGGCTGGGGACCCTTTGAGGGTGGATGAATCCCGGAATATAGTGTGTGTTTTTGGATTGTCCGTGAGATTGCGTCCATCCTCGTTTCTTGTGCCGGTCCCATCCGGTGTCGCCTATATGGCTGCGCTATTTGTTTTTTTTTGGGGCTGACTTGCAATCCTGTTGGCACAGCCTTTTGGTTGTCGGGTTCGATTCCCGAGGTTTGCTCTAGGTTTCATGGGGGTAGCTGCCTGTGTGACCGATGGTATTGCTCGAATATCCCCGCTGGAACATGTGGGGGATAAGAGGCTCCCTGCCTTAATCAGGTGGTTGATGACCGAAGGGGAGGCACGGCCAAACGGGTGCATATATACATACACGTTCCTTGCCGTTGGTGGTAAAAGCCAGTCCACCATGCCGCTGTCATGCCAACTTGGACAATAACTAAGTTGGGTTTGGAATGTTGGCAGAGTGGTTTAATGCAACTGTCCCGAAAGCAGTCGCACTGTGAAGTGCCGGAGGTTCGAATCCTTCACATTCCGCGTTGGGGAAGTAGTACTACCCCCGAGGGCAAGTGCCTACCGCTGGTGTTGGCTTGTCTGGAGATGAAAGCGGCGGACGCTTCCGTAACGGCGACTTGGCGGGGATGGTCATGCTTCATGGGTGTGACCATCCTCGCATATGGCATTGGTGCAACTGGATAGCATGACGGTCTCCAAAACCGTCGATGTTGGTTCGAGTCCAACATGCTGTGCTCAGCCTACCCACAGGTTGTGGGAGAGGTCTTCGGAGTCGTCTTGTGGCGGCTCTAGTTTTAGCTGACCCGCCTAATTTGCGGGAACAGTCTCCTGAGTCGTTGCGGCGGCTCTTGCTTTTGGATGCTTGGCAGAGTGGCTTATTGCACCACCTCGCTAAGGTGGCGACCGGGAACGGTCCGGGGTTCGACTCCCTCAGCATCCGCGCGCCGTGGCTGGCGGTAAAAAGCCATTTTTTGCCATTGGATTTCCTTTTGGCGATTTGGGTTAGATGACGGACAATCCCCATGTTTTGTGGTGAGTGTGGCATGGGGGTTGCCTGTTCTTTTGCTTTGGTGGCGGAATGGTAGACGCGGCGCACTCAAAATGCGTTGTCTTGTGACGTGAGGGTTCGACTCCCTCCTGAAGCACTGAGGAGTGGTGATGACCAACGATTGGAATAAGTCGCATCGTAAGGAACGGTTCAATCCTGGTTGGGAGCGGACGCGTCGTGAGGTGTTGGACTATTACGGGTGGCGTTGCCAGTATCCGGTGATCGGTGATGATGGCGTGTTGCGTCCGTGTGGCGCTCATGCGAATGAGGTCGATCATATCATTCGTGCCGAGGATGGTCAGCCTGATGATGATTCTTGGGATAATCTTCAGGTTCTTTGTCGTGCCCATCATTCTTATAAGACTGGTTTGGAGTCGGCTGACGCGCGGCGAAGGAAGAGGGTTGAGCGTGAGGAGGCTCGTTGGTACAGGCATCCCGCGTTCGGTTAGCTGAGGGTGAGTGCAGTGTGAATGGGTGTGATGGGCCTGTTCATGCTCATGGGATGTGTAGGTCTCATTATGATCGTTGGCGGCGTAGTGGCAGTGGTGCCCGTAAGCGTCGTATGAGTCGTGCGTGTCTGGCGTGTGGCTCTTTTTTTGAGACTGAGCGTCGGGACAAGGCTTTTTGTTCGGCTCGTTGTCGTAAGCGTTTCCAGCGTTTGAAGGCTGAGGGTGCGGCTCCTAATCGTACTCCGCAGCCGTTGAAGTCGGTGTTGTGGGAGCCTCGGTCGAATGCCCGTGTCGGGCGGCGGGGGAGTGTTCCTACTGGTTTTTGGACTGCCGAGGACGAGTGGAACGCGTGTTCTCATACGTGTCCGGTTTGTGGGTTGCCGCTTGACCGGTCGGTTGATGTTTTGAGTGATGATTTTCCGGTTGGCGCTTGGCGTGTGCCGTTGGAGCAGGGTGGTGAAAACTCGTTGGCTAATCGGATTGTCGTTCATCGCAGGTGCGCGTAGTGCCGTAACGGGCTTCGCGCTTGTCGTCCCGTAATGGGGCTTTGCGGGGAGTGATGTTATGGGCAGGAAGACAAGTGATTCCGGTAATCAGGTTTTGGAGATTCCTGATGGGAAGTTGGGGCCTGATTTGCCTCCGGCTAACCAGATTTTCCCCAAGGGTGGGGAGTGGTTGCCGTTGGTTGCTCATTGGTATGAGGAGTATCGGCGTAGTCCGAATGCTTCGATGTTGCGTTCGGCTCCTTCCTGGATGGCTGTCCAGTTGGGTTTCGCGACGATCAATGAGATGCTTTCGACTCGTCGTTATGCGACGTTGATGCCGGTCGTGCGTCAGTTGTTTGACGAGTTGGGTTGGACTCCGGCTTCGATGCGTGCGTTGAAGTTCGATGTGCCGGAGGCTGACGACCATGCCGCTTCGGATGGTTCGAATCATGCTGTGATTCAAGATATCGATGCTTGGCGTCGCAAGATCGAGGCGGCTGGCTGACATGCATTTGATGATTCCTAACCTGACTTATGAGGATAGGCGTAGGAGTCTTGGACGTTTGGCGTTGTGGTGGGTTGAGACGTTCAGTCTCATAGGTCGCGGTGGTGCGACCGGTAAGCCTGTCACTCATAGTCCTGAGTATATCCAGTTCTATTTGAACGCCTATGCGTTGAAGCCGGATGGTCGGCGCAGGTTCAATCGTGTGAGCTTGTGGCGTCCGAAGGGTTGCAACAAGAGTGGCTTGGGTAATGATCTGGCCTTGTTCGAGGCTTTTGGCCCGTGTCGTTTCGACCATTGGGCTAAGCCGGGTGAGACGTATACGTTTCTTGGTCAGACTTACTATTATCTGCCGGGTGAGCCTGTTGGCCGTCCTGTCCAGCGTCCTGAGATTCTGTGTTTGGCTACGTCCGAGGACCAGTCGGGCAATATCTTCGATTCGATTTACTATAACTGCACTTCCGGCCCGTTGGCCCAGTTGCAGGGTTTCGGCATGGAGGTCACGAAGACCCGTATCGGCTTGCCGGAGGGTGGGGAGATTATTCCCACGACTTCCGGTGATGCGTCGAAGGATGGTGGTCTTGAGACTTTCGCGTTGATGGATGAGGTGCATCTGTATACGCTGCCGAAGCATCATTCGATGTATAAGACGGTTCAGCGTAATCTTCCGAAGCGTTCGTTGGATGCCGACCCTTGGGTGTTGGAGATGACGACGTATTTCCGTCCGGGTCAGAACAGTGTGGCGGAGAACACGTTGAAGATCGCGGAGGATATTCAGGCTGGCCGTTCCAAGCATTATAAGGGCTTGTATTTCGACTATCGGTATTCGACGCTTCCTATCGAGGATTTTCCTGATGAGAAGAAGCTTGAGCACGCGTTGTATGAGTCGTATGGTTCTGCCGCCCATTCGGATGATGGTAAGGATTACATCATTCTTCCTGATGGGCGTATCGAGGCCGTTGATGCCGATGGTTATTCGGTTGAGGGGTTCTCGCTTCGTGATGATGGTGTCGAGCCGGGGCCATCGAAGGATGGTTGGGTTGACATTCATGGTCTGATGGGGCAGATTTACCAGCCTGATTCTGACCCGAATGATTCGATTCGTTATTATTTGAACTCTCGTGCGTCGAGTGAGGATTCGTGGCTTACGGAGCCTGCGATCCAGTCGCATTTGGCTTACAGGGATTTGTATGGCCGTGCTGTCGGCTCGTCGTCTCGTTTGGATGGGGTCTGGAAGGATTTCATTGACGAGGATGAGGAGATCACGCTTGGGTTCGATGGTTCGATTCGTAATGATTCGACCGCGTTGGTTGGTTGTCGCGTGTCCGATGGTTTGCTGTTTCTTATCAAGTTGCAGCAGCGGCCTGATAATGCGGACCCTGATTGGCGTGTTGACCGTGATGGTTTCGATGCCGCCGTGCGTCGTATGTTCGAGAATTACAATGTCATCGGCTGTTTCGCTGATGCGCATTTCTTCGAGTCGATGATTGGCGGCTGGGAGGCTGAGTATGGGCGTGGCATGAAGGTATATGCCCGTGGTCAGTCTTCGATGATGAAGTTTTGGACGAATAACTGGTCGCAGGATATGTATCGTGCGTTGCAGTGCGCTCATTCGTCGTTTGAGTATGCTCCCGAGCCTGTCGAGGAAGGGGAGCCTGACCCGAATAATATTCTTTTGTGTGCCGACCCGCGTCTTGTGTCGCATTTCCGTAACGCGAAGCGGCGTGAGAAGAGTTGGGGTTATCAGATTCATAAGGAGACGCCTAAGAGTCCGCACAAGATTGATGCGTGCATGGCTGGCGTTTTGGCTTATGCGGCGCGTGAGAAGTATTTAGGCCAGTTCGAGGAGGATGGTCCGCAGCGGGTGATGCCGCAGCGGGTCTGGTGATTTTGGGGTGTTCGTATGGCTTCCACATCTTCTAATATGCAGAGTCTTGTTACTGGTGATGACGAGCCTGATGGTGATGGTCTGGCGTTGACGCGTCTTGCGACGCGTTTGCAGAATCGTATTCCTGACCTGTGTGTGTTGAAGACGTTTTATGACGGTCGTGAGACTGTTCCGTTGCAGTCCGTGCCGAAGGCGGCGACCACTACGGCCAGTGCCGTGTATAGGCGTTTTGTGGATATCTGCCCGTTGAATCTGGCTCATACGATTGCGGATGCGGTAATCACGTCGCAGCATCCTACCGGTTTTCGTCTTGTCGCCGATAAGACGATGCGGAGCACGGATGCGGATGACATGTGGGATAAGTGCGGCATGGATGTCCGTTCGTTGAACATGTTCATGGATGCGGCGATTTATGGTGCCGCGTATGCGATGGTTCTCGGCAGGGAGAATCCTTCGTATATCCAACGGTTGAGTCCGTGGAGCACGGTTGTGTCCGACGACAAGGATTCGGCTGTGGTGTATGGGTGGTCCGAGGAAGAGCAGATCGAACGGTTGACGTTGTATCGCATCGTCCGTAATGATGACGGTGAGATTCAGAGCGTCTATTCGCGTACCGCGAAGCATGAGGTCAAGTCGCGCACGTTGCCTTCCGATTCGGTCGATGACGAGGATACCGTGTATGACCTTGCCAACGACGATTCGAAGAAGCGCCCGGAGTTTGAGGCGCAGTTCGAGTGGGAGGGCCAGTCTTCCGGCGATGATTGGAAGTTCGCCCTTGATTGCGGGTGTCTTCCTATCGTGCAGTTGACCACTCCTAACGGCAAGGGCCAGTTCGAGGCTTCCTTGAAGACGTTGAGGTCTATCGACCAGCAGCGTTTTCAACGGTTCTGCATTCAGGAGATGCAGGCGTTCAAGCAGCGTTGGGTGTCGGGCGACATGCCTGAGTATTACCAGAAGGGCGACCCTGCGGTCAAGGCCGGTAAGGCTCAGGCCGGTGACAAGATCGACTATTCGGAACTGTTCGAGATGGGGCCTGCCGCGTTGTGGCTGCTTCCCGCCGATGCGAAGATTGGCGAATCGTCCATTACGGATATCACGCCGATTGTGAATGCGGCCGCGTCCGATGTGAAGCTTCTGGCAGGTGCCACTGGCACTCCGTTGTCGATTCTTTCTCCTGATGTGGCTGGTTCCGCCGAGGGTGCGAAGCTGACGACCCGTATGCTGCGGTTGAAGGTCCGCGACATGAACATGAGGGCCAATGACGCTTTCGTGCTCCTGTTGAAGATGGCGTTGACCGCTTCCGGCAGTAATGCTTCGGAGGAGCGTTTCGAGACGACTTGGGAGCCGTTGGAGCTTCCGTCCGAGTTGGAGCAGTGTCAGGCGGCGGCTCAGGTGAAGGGTGTTCTTCCGTTGAAGACCATCGCCCGCCGTTATCTGCATATGACCGAGACGGAGATCGCGGAGATGATTCAGGATGCCCAGGATACGAGTTTCCTGAATGCCATGGCGCGGCAGAACGCGGCTTTGGATTCGTCGGCGAAGCAGACGGATGCGACGATGAATGATTCGTATCTGGGTGACGGGTCCGGTTTGGATTCGTTCTCCACCGGCTCTGGATCGGATTCGATGTCGTCCGATGGGTCGTCGTCGGATGATTCGTCCGACGTTATGGGGGTCTGATGGCCGATAGCGCGTTGGTTGCCGTTCAGGCGTTGGATGACCAGCGGTTGAAGCTGGTTGACGAGTTCGTCCGCAGGGCTTGGAACATGTGGCGTAGCCTGACTCCTTCAGACTGGTGGAATGATGCGGTGGCCGAGGGCGCTGCGGCTTATGTGACGCAGCAGCATATCGCGTTCGTGAAGGCGATGCGCCAGCAGGGCATCTCGTATGCGGATACGATGCTTCGTTTGGCCGGTGTGAACGGTTTGGGTGAGATTCCCCAATATGAGGTCGTCCGTGCGAATACGGACCCGTGGCAGGTCGCCATGAGGGTCGCGGACGAGTATCGTACTCAGGCTGTGAAGAATCCTGGGATTCGACCGGCGACGTGGGATGAGATTCTGAAGGATGCCGACCAGTCCGCCGCCAACCATGTGAAGGCTTGGCTGATGTCCGCGAAAATCCAGTTGGAGAACAATGCGGTCACTGACGGGTATGTGACGCAGAATCGTGCCATCCAGTCGCGTTACAGGAGTTCCGGTGTCGAACGTTACAGGCGTGTCATCCATCCTGAATTGTCGAAGACGGGTTCCTGTGGCCTGTGCGTCGTAGCCGCCACGAACACGTTCACGAGGGCTGATTTGATGCCCATGCACAATCGTTGCAAGTGTACGGTGGCTCCAATCGTCGGTTCGAACGACCCCGGGTTGAAATTGAACTCGGATGATCTGATGACGATTTACAAGGCCGCTGGCAAAACGGCTGGCCGTGATTATTCCACGAGCGCGACGGATTTGACGAAGCTTCGTGTGAAGGTCGTCAATAATAGCGAGCTTGGGCCTGTGCTTCTTCGCAAGGATGCTCCGGTGAACTCGAATGCGCCGGAATGGCGTTTGCCCGACATGAGGATGACCCGCGCCCAGATGGAGCGTATGTGCGCTCGTGCGACCGAGTTCAATTCCCGGTACAAGGAGTTGTTGGACGGGGATAAGGATTCGGTTCGATTCCGTTTCGATGGGCGTTCATATGAGTTCAAAAAGACAGTCCACACTAAACAGGCTTGGCGGTATGTGCGGAGCCTGTTGGCTTATTCTCGCGGTTTTTTGGGACTGGCCGCTTAAGTATTAAGGAGATTGGGTCTTATGGCCTCTCAGGATAATGAAGTCGAATCCGAAAAGGACAAGACTGTTGGGCAGGCCGGAACGGTCGAGGATTCCGTGAAGGATGCTCAGACCACTCCGGTTGACGAACCCGCCGTCGAGCATGACGCTCCGGCTGATGATAAGGGTTCCGATGATTCTTCCAAGCCGTCCGATGATGACGAGCTTGCCAAATGGAAGGCTATGAGCCGTAAGAACGAAGACCGTGCTTCGGCCAACTATAAGGCTTTCCAGTCCGCTGATGCGGAGCTTAAGGCCGCGAAGACGCAGATTGCGCGTCTTGAGGCCAAGGCCAAGTATCCGCAGATCACGGACGCCGTTCTTTCCGACCTCTGCCCCGCAACGGAGCCGGAGGCCATCGCGTCGTGGGCTGAGAAGTATGCGGCGTACAACCCGATTGACACTTCCAAGGTGGAGAGGAAACCGCAGCAGACTGAGGATGCTTTGGCACGCAAGGTAGCCATGCAGGCCGAGTTCCCGTCCGGCACCTCGCATCCGAAACGTCAGCCGGGCGACGCTTACAAGCGTGTGATGGAACGTCAGAAGGCACGTAAGCGCAGCAAGTAGTTTCCTACTGATTCTTTGAAAGGATTGAGCGTATGACTCAAGAGATGGTTCATTCCTCCGGTATCGTCACCGTTGAGGAGGACAATTCCTGGCGTTATGGCGAGAAGAACACCAATGATTCGGTGTCCGTCACCATCGTGCCTGAATTGTTCAAGACCGCAGACAACAAGTATCTGACCGGTGTGGGTCCGAAGGCCACGACCGTTTACATTCGTTCCGGTATTCCGCTGGCGAAGATCACTTCCGGCGCGAACGTCGGCTCGTATGGTCCGTATGACAAGCAGGCCACTGATGGCCGTCAGACCAAGATCGCCGGTCTGCTTGAATCCATGGTGTCCGTGAACATCAACCTGTCCGGTTGGGATTTGGACGACCCGACTGTCGGCATGACCTATCGTGGCGACATCGTGGCCTCGAATCTTCCGGTGAAGCCGGAGGCTGGTGCCGTGTGGGGCGGCGAGTTCTACGACGTTGAGGATGACGTTGTGAAGCCGTTGTCCGCTTCGGCCGGCGCGGCGGGCACTCCGGGTCCGGCTGGCAAGGATGGTGCGACCATCACCAAGATCGAATTGACTCAGGACCCGTCGTCCAAGGCCATCACCGCTGGCAAGGCCACTTTGTCCAACGGACAGACCGTGAACATCACGATTTCCTGATTGACGGTCACTTAACCTCTAAAAATTTTGTGAAACCCACCCATCGCGGTGGGTTTTTGCGTATCTAAGGAGTTTTTCTTGGCTATTGACAAGACCATCATCCCGCCGTCCGAGGCGACCGAGGTCGCTCAGGCGGGACATGATTACGTGAACGGCATCCTGCCGTTGTCGAATATTTTCCCGGTCACTTCCAATGGTGGTGATTGGACCGCTTCTTGGACCCCGGTCATTCCGAAGTCGAAGACCCGTGCGATGAAGCATCGTGCGTTGGATGCCGAGATCGGGCACACCAAGTCCGAGACCTCGACCGCCGAGATTCATGCCGGCCTGTTGCCGTTGTCCGGTATGGACCATATTTCCGAGCGTGATGTCGCCAAGCATCAGGACGATACCGCATATATCCACGATCAGGCCGAGGCGAAGTTCGAGGCTTTGGGCCAGCAGGCTGGTGTGACCGAGGAGTTGGAGCGTTTGCAGTGCTTGGTGACCGGCAAGGTGGTCATCAAGGAGAACGGCGTCAATGTGACATACTCGTTCCAGCGTCCGAGCAACCAGCAGAATGTGAAACCTACCACCACTTGGGATAACGACAAGTCGAACCCGTGCGACGACATCGAAGCCTGGGTGAAGATCATGCGCAAGGCTTACGGTCGTAAGCCGCACGCGGTCGCCACCACCGGTGTGGTTATCGATGCCATGCGTACCAACGAGTTCTTCCGTACTCAGGTGTCCGGCATGGATTTGGAGCATTCGAAGACCAAGCTGACCCGTCAGGAGGTGTTGGATGTGCTTCGTGCGCAGTCCGGCATCACCGATGTGCTTCTGGTCGATGAGGCTTACGAGGATTTGAAGCTCGACAACACCTTCGATATGGATGCCGATGTTTCCACCGCGTTCCCGGATAAGACGTTCGTTCTGCTTCCGTCGTTCAACGATTCGTCGTTGGGTGCCACCCTGTCCGGTCCTACCGCAGAGGCCCAGAACTCGGAGTATGAGATCAACAAGAGCGTGAACGATGGTCTTATCGGCGCTATGTTGTCGCATCAGGCTCCGCTGAATTATGACATCTGGGTCAACGGCAATTATCTTCCGATTCTGAAGGAGGCCGTCTCGACCTTCAAGGCGGACGTGCTGGGCGAGTAGCCCTCTTGAAGCTTAGGGGGTTTCGCTGATGTCGAATGGTGTTACCGATGCCGTCGATTGGGTGGAATGCTTGGAGCTTCATTGCCTTCCCGACGCCGACGTGTTGAAACGGTATCCGAACGCTTGGCTCACGTACATGTGCCATCGTGCGGAGACCGTGGCGTCCACTTCGAGCACGAATTGTGTTCCACGGTTGAAGTCCGGCGACCTTGATCTTGAGGATTACGAGTTCGTCATCTGTTCGATGGTGTGGCGTGTCATCCGCTATTCGGATATCAAGACCGAATCGAATGGAACGTACCAGTTCACTCGTTTCGACCCGCAGGATAATCCGCCCGGCAAGGATGCGTCTCCGAATCTGTATCTGTCGAAAAGGGAGAAGCAGATTCTTGACGGCTATGCGTCCGGGCGTGGTCCTATCGGCACTGTTGGCGTCGGTGTGAACCGTATTTATGGAATGTGATGCCTATGTCTCGTGAAACGTGGGATTTGGGGCATCCATACGATAAGTCGGGTTCCGACGTGGTTGCTGAGCGTCCTTACGAGGATGTGATGGTGCCTTGGGTGAAGCCTGATTCGATTCTGTATCGGGACAAGGTGATCGTCGTGCTGTATACGGTCCGTCGTGGGCCGCATGGGACGACGTATGTTCCCGGGAAGGCTTACTGGTGCTGGTGTTCCGTCGAGGGCCGCGAGCAGCAGGCTGGCATGTTTTCGATTTCCGGTGCCGAGGATAAGTCGCCGCAGACTTGGGGTGGTTTGCGTGAGGTCACGCCGTTTCAGGTCGTTGCCGTGGAATGGCATGGCGATATCCATACGGAGGTCTGGTATCAGGGTGACTGCTATGACGTTGACGGCGCTCCGACGTTCCGTCAGCATGGCGAGGTTCCCCACTATGAGATGCATATCCGGCGTAACGCCGACTATTCGCAGATTCCGGTGGGGTTGCGTCCGAAGCCTCCCGAACCGGACCCTGACGACCATGTGTGGGGTGAGGCCGATGGCAAGAGTTTTCATTGACCGTGATCTGAGCGCGAAGGTGGCTGAATGGTTCGGTCCGCAGGCCACGTCGGAGAAGGCCGACGAGGTGCTTGCGGATGCGAGGATGCTCGCCGCCGCGCGTGCGGTTGGCCGTGACCCGGGTATTCCGGTCGCCAAGGATTTGAGTCTTGAGAAACGCTACCACGGCATCGACACGGATGTGTGTCTTGATGTCGAGGGTCGTGACGGGTCGAACGTGGCCGTCGAACACGAGTGGGGCGCTTGGAACGAGCAGCGTCACCGTTGGGTCGAGGGACATCATGTGATGCGTGACGCGGCCCGTATGAACGGTGGTGTCTGATGCCGTTGATTCAACCCGACTACGAGCGTTACCCGCAGGAACGTCCGATGGTCGATTTCGATTCGCTCGTGTACACGCTTCTCACGGCTGGGTTCACCGGCAACCCGGACTGGCCCGACGTGCATGTGCTCAACGAGATCGATGTCGATGTGGACACTTGGGCGTCGTTCTCGAACATCGTGCTGTTCCATACGAACGCGCCGACCATGGCGACCGGCAATCATTCGACCGGCGTGTGGGATTGCGACATCGACATCATCGTCGCCACGAACGATGCGGACCGTTCCTTCTGCTTGGCGCAGGAAGTGTACCAGCAGATCATGCAATGGCCGCGTTACGGGCGTACCGATTCGGGTCGTGTCATTCGGATTGTGGGCAATCCCGGTTTCGGCAAAAGCGCTGGCGGCAAGCAGGCCACCGGCAAGAAGGTGAAGCAGTATTCCGCTTCCTCGTTCACCGTCCGCGCGGAGGATTCGCTTCGCGTTGGATGATTTTCCGTTTTTTCGTTTTCAAGCCTCGCCTCGTGCGGGGCTTTTTTTGTAAGGAGATATGAGATGGCGTTTAATGATGACGCTACTTTGATTGCCACTTACGGCACTTTGTTCTACGCTCCGGTCGGAACCGCTCTTCCGACTGGCGGCGCTAAGGAGTTCCAGTTGAACTCGGACACCATTCCAGTGAGCGCTGGTGATAGTGGTAACGCTTGGAAGAATCTGGGGCATACTTCCGCCGACAACAAGATTTCGTTCTCGTTCGACGGCGGCGACGCGACCACGCATAATTCGTGGGCGCGTAAGAACCTGCGCACCACTTACGCCGACGAGACCTGCACCATCACCGCGAAGTCGTTGCAGTTGGATGGCGACACTCTGAAGCTGATCTACAACGGCAACGACGAGGATGGCGGCGTTGGTGTGGATATCACCAAGAAGCCACAGACGTTAAGCCTGTTCCTGTTGGCTCAGGAGTCCGCCGATGATGATTCGGACATCCGTTTCGGCGCGTTGTTCCGCAAGGTTTCCGTGACCTTCGATGGCGGTCCTGATTTCTCTGGTGATGATTTCGTTGAGCAGGGCATGATCGGCGAGGTAGAGACCGTCGCTGGCAAGAAGCCGATTGTGTTCTTCGAGGCTTCGAAGATGAAGCAGTCCTGATCGAGGCTGTTTCCTCTTCGCTCTGACGCCGGACCCCTGTTTCTCCTATCCGGGGGTTCCGGTCTTTTCCCGTTCTTCATTGACGGAAGATAGGAGATTTTCAACGCTTTTCAGATAGGAGAAAACATGGTTGACAAGACCGTTGAAGAGAATACCGCCACCGAATCCGATGATTTCCGTATCCCGGAGACGTGGACGGAACTGTGCGAGAACGAGCCGCTGTTCTCGCTTCTGCCGGAGCTGGCCCCTGCGGAACGCCTCTCGTTCAAGCAGTCCGCACAACTGCGCAAACTGGACAGCATGGCCGGTTTCACGCTCAACGCCGACATCAACGGCCCCGAAGCCAAGTCCTTGGACGACATCGAGGCGAAGATCGACGAACGCATGGAGTTCGTCGGCACGGCTTTGGATTGGGTCAAGTCGCTGACAGTGAAGCCTGACAAGGTTGACGAATGGACTACGGGCATCGGATTGGATGAACTGTTCTGGCTCATCGAAGCGATTCTCATGTTCTACACGGACCAACTGGGAAAATCGCTCGCTTCGAAGCGCAAGTCCGCGTCCACCCGGTCGAACTGACTTCCGACTTCCAACGTTTCTATGGTCTGGACATAACCGGCGCGAGGCTGAATCCCACCCGCGCCGAACGCCTCACGGCGGGGCTGATGGCAATGCCCGACAGCCTGTACAGGGCGCGGATATTGGAGGATGAGCCTCCAACCGCGTCCGATGAGTCCAAGCCGGACAAGCCGACCGTACTGCCGTGGCTTGGATGGGATTCGAAGACGATGGTCGCCGTTGACGTTCGCAACATGATGAACGCGGTGATTACCGCCAAATACGGGGGCAAGAATGCCAAACCGCATCCATTGCTCCCTCCCGGCGCTGACAAGAAGCCGCCTCGCCGGGAGAACGAAGGTACAGCGGAGAACTTCGAACGCATGTTCGCGAAGTTCCACATGACCTGATTTTGAACAAACCCCCACATTCCCGTGGGGGTTTCTATTTCCTTTTTTCTTTCTGGGGGTTGCCTATGGCTGGCGAGCATCGCGCCGGTACGGTCGTCGTTCGTGTCACTGCGGATACGAAGGGTTTCCGCCGTCAGGTCGAGGAGGCCGCACGCGGCATAAACGACCTCGACGTGAACGCGGTATTCGAACCTGACACCGCCCAGCTTGAACGCGCCTACCGCGAATGGAACGGCAAGAACGCCTCCATACAGTTCAATTTCAAACCCGATACGAAGAACATCGACCCGTGGATGAAACGGTTCAAACAGCAGGAGGAGCGTCTTCGTCGCGGACTCTCGTTCAAACCGGACTTCGATTCGTCCAAATTGAGTCGGGGACTGTCCGAGTTCAATTCCCGCACCAACACGGCCCTCCGTGGCAACGGGCTGTTGAACTCGAAGCTGATCGAAAAGAACCTCGACCAGACAGCCAAGGCGTTCGACGCCAAAGGCCGCGAGATTGCCGACACATCCTTCTTTAAAAAGTCGGCCCTCCAAAAAACCGAACAGCTTTCGTTCGCGACAAGCCTCGACAAGACCGTCGATAAGTACCGCGAGAAGAAGATGGACCTGTACCAGCAGGTCCGTGGACTCATCAAAGGCAACGAACACCTCTCCAACGAGCAGATACGCCAATTCGAGAAACTGTCCAACCGAATCGTCAAGACCCGCAACAGCATCCGCGGGCTGAAAGGCGATCTCGCAAAAGCCACCCGCGAAGTCGAATCCCTCGACGCGCAACGCCTTGAGATGAAAGCCCAGAAGCTCCCGACCTCCGACCTGTGGAAACAGGAGCGAGAAGCCGCGAAGCAGGTCACTGCGGTCAACAAGGCGCTCGCCGGTCAGGAGAAGGAGCTTGGCAGGCTGCGTAAGGCGCAGTCGTCGCTTATCGATATCGCGTCCGATGGCGATGCGAAGCGTGTGTCGAAGATGACACGTCAGGTGCGTGCCCTTGAGGAGAGCATCGTCACCGCTGGCAATTCGTTGGCGAACTTCTCCAAGGCCCGTGACACGGCTTTGGGACTGCATCAGAAGCAGGAGACGTATGCCGACTGGTTCAAGGGCCAGCAGGCCGCGTCGTCGCGTTTCGCGAAGGAGATCGAGGCGCAGCGGGCCGAGATGGCCCGCGAGTCGAAGAAGGCTAGGGACGAGTGGACCCGTCCGATTGACTCCACTGGTGTGGCGCGTGAGCAGTTCTCCGAATCGCGTCGCGAGGCCGAGAATCTTATCGACACGTATCGCGGCGTCCGCAAGGAGCTTGAGTCCGACGTGTCCGCCATGAAGCGGAACAACCGGAACTGGTTCGACCTTGACGAGTACAAGCGTACCGTCAAGATGCTTGGCGAGATCGACGAGCGTATCGAGAAGCTGAAGAAGAGTCCGGTCACGAAGGCGACCCGTCTTGAGGGTTCCGATTTCCAGAAGCGTCTCGCCGACCTGTATTCGATGAACGGCGTCCGTAACCGTCAGGATATCCGTCTGCGGTTCGTCGCTGAGAATCTGCGTGAGGTCAAGTCGAAGATCGAGGCGTTCAAACGTCGCGGCGTCGATGTTCCGGTCACGTTGAAGGCCGAACTGCGGGAGATGTACCGGCAGCTGGCCTATTACCAGCGTCTTCTGAAGGATAATCCGAAGGCGCGGGTGAAGGTCGATGTCGAAGGTGATTTCGCCCGTCTGAACCGTGATATCGAACGGTTCGAGTCGCAGCGTGTGAAGGTCGAGTTCTACGAGGATGGCGCTGACGAGATACGCCGCGCCATGCGGGAGCTTGAGCATAAGAGGCTCGATGTTCCGGTCACGTTGAAGGCCGAGTATTCGAACGTCGAAGCTGAGATGCGCCGGTATGCGGAGGCGTTGAAGTCCAATCCCGATGCGGAGATTCCGGCGAAGCTCCATATCGACAAGAAGCACGCCGAGGAGGAGCTGAAGAGGTTCCAGGACAAGAACGACACCCTTGATATGGATGTCGATCTTGAGACCGCTTTGGCCCGCGCACATCTCGCTTACTTCACGAGACCGCGCACGGTTGATATTTTCGCGGAGTTCAAGGGCACCGATCTCGGCAAGATCATGAAGGGCATGACCGCTGGCGCTACGGGTGTCCGTGGCGTGCAGAACGAGTGGCAGAAGCTCGTCAACATGTTCGACAGGTTCGATGAGGTCGTGCCGAAGTGGAGTCTGCTGGGCGCGGTGTTCGCGTCTGTTGGCGCTGGCGCGTTGAACTTGTCTCGCACGGTCGGCAGTGCCGGCGCTTCTCTGGTGATGATGAGCAAGGCGGCTTTGGCCGCTCCGGGCGCTTTGCTCGGGTTGTCCGCGGGGTATGAGGTCGCGTATGCGGCGGCGAACAAGTTGGACGCATATGTGGATGTGTCCACCACGAAGCTTGGTGGATTGCATGACAAGCTTGCTGACACGTTCTGGAAGCAGGCCGCGACTCCCGTCGTCGATATGATGAACGCACTCGGGGATAGCAAGTACGTCGAGAACATGAACGGCGTGGCTGACGCTGAGGGGCGTATCGTCGCCAATGCGGCGCGTATCGTCGCGCAGGAACCGTATGTGGATCGTATCAATTCGATTCTTGGCAATACGGTCAAGGGCGTGAACGCACTTGACCCGGGTGTCCAGGCTGTCACCGCTTCCGTTGTGAGGCTTGGCGATAGGACCAGCTCGTATCTGCCGCGCATGGCTAACTATGTGAGCCGTAACGCGACGCTGATGGCGCAGTGGGTTGATGAGGCGGAGCGTACCGGCAAGGTCACTCAGGCTATGGAGAAGGCCATCGAGCAGGGTGGTTATCTCATGTCGAGCGTCAAGTCGCTTGGTGGTATTCTCAAGGGCACGTTCGGCACGTTGGCCGAGGGTGAGAATGGTATCGAGAGGTTCGCTTCCCAGTTGGAGCGTGCTGACAGGGCCGTGAACGGCGTGAAGTTCCAAACCACGTTGACCGCGTGGGCCGACGGGGCGAAGCAGGCTTCGGGCAAGTTCCATGATTCGTTCCGTGAAATCGGGGACGCGGCTTATGAGCTGCGGGATACGACGAAGCAGGTGTTCGTTGACGCCGGTTCCCTGGTGTCCACCGGCATCGGCTCGATGAGCAGTATGCTTGGCAAGTCGAAGACCGGTATCGCGGATTTCAGCAACGGCGTGTCCGAGGGATTCCAGAAGGTGTTCCGTGCCGTTGATTCCGCCGCTCCGGCGTTCGATAGTCTGCTGTCGATGGTCGGCGAATTGTCCGACACGTTCGGTGGAACGTTGGGGAACACGTTGAAGTCGGCGGCTCCGACGATCAAGGTGATGGCCGATGGCGCTTCCGCCATGGCCCAGGCTTTCGGCAAGCTGCCTGCGCCCGTTCAGGCGATGGTCGGCATGTATGCGACGTTCGGAAAGGCCGGCATCGGCGCTTACAATTCGTTGAAGCGTGGCATGTTGCAGAACATCGAATCCACGTTGCAGTATCGGAAGACTTTGCGCCAGTTGGGCATCACCTCGCAGGAGACTGCGATCAGTATGAGCGAGCTGGTTCGGGCTATGGCTCGTCTGAAGTCCGGCCAGACGGCTGGCGTGCTGACCGGCGAGGTTTCGAATATCCGCCAGATGGGAGCCGCAGCCGACGAGACCACTGCGAAGCTGAATCGTATGAATCGTGCGCAGGCTGGCGGTTCCGCTGTCGCTGGCGTCGCCGCTGGCGCTGGTTCCACCGGCTTGGTTCGTGGTATCGGCGAGGCGGCTGAGGGAGCCACCCGCAAGACTGGTTTGCTGAAGACCGCTCTGAGTGGCGTGGTCGATTTCCTTGGCGGGCCTGTTGGCATCGCCATTGGCGGCGCGTCCACTGCGGTGAATTGCGGCAGCGTGTGCGTGACCGTCCGTTACGGCGACACGCTCAGCAGCATCGCGGCACGTAATGGCGGTTCTTGGAACCAATACACGGGATACCGTTCGGGTAATCCGAACGTCATCTACGCTGGCGAGACCGTGTGCCGTCGCACCGGCACGGGCACGGTCGCCACCGGTGGACGGTACGTGGTTCGTTCCGGCGACACCCTCGGCGGCATCGCCGCATATTACAGGGTCAACATGTACAGCATCCACGGGTACCGTTCCGGCAATCCGGCGTTGATCTATCCGGGTGAAACACTCTACTGGTGAGGAGACTGATTATGGTCGATGAAGTCAAGGAGACTCAGAATGACGGCGAAAAGCCGCAGGAAGAAACAGGCGAAGAAAACAACTACATCCTGCCGGACGAAGCATACAAGGTGCTGAAGTGGTTGGCGCTTATCGCGTTGCCCGCTTTGGCTGTGTTCGTGCATGTGGTAGGCCCAGCATGGAACCTTCCATGCGTTGACCAGATCGTGACCACGTTGAACGCTCTGGCCGTCTTGGTTGGCGCTTTGATTGGCGTCAGCGAGTTGAAGGCAAAGTATTCCGAGTAGAAACCTTTCATTTCTCTAACATGATGTTGGAGAGGTGTAAGAATACTATGACCTACTCGTACATTGAGTACGCGTTGCCCCTCTCTCAGCTACGGCTGGGGGAGGGGCTTTTCTGCGTTTTAGGGCTTCTATTCGCCAGCCCGTTCTATCTGCTTCAAGTCTAATGCGGAGTTCATTGTTTCCATCGCGGCCAACCGTTCCTTCAACCCGGCATGACGGTAGTGTTCGACCATCAGACGGCTGGAATGGCCCACGATCTCTTCCACCAGTCCGACATCCACGCCCATTGACATGAGGATGGTAACGACGGTATGACGGGTTTCATGACGGCTCCTATGCTCCGCATTGGGTACTCCCGCCGCTTCCAACAGTCTGCGGAACTGTTCGATATCCTCTTCCGGTTCGATAGGGGAGCCGTCATCATGACGGAACAGGAGTCCATGCGGGTTCGGTATTTCAGCGGTATCCACCAAGTATGCTTCGAGTGTCTGCGCCAATGCGGGAATGATTGGCACTTTCCTTCCACGCTTCGATTTCGGCGGGGTGAGACACCAGCGGCCTTGCAGTTCGATCATGTCGAAGCCGTCTGGAATACGCCACCTCCATTGCGGGCATGCGGCACCACGCTTGTATCCGCACGGGTACACGCCTTTACGGTCTGGTTCGCCGCAACCGTGCTCCTTCTTCAACTCCTCCAGTTTCCAGTTGACGGTGTATTCGCCGTAGGGGATGCCGTTTGCCGTGGTGGTCAGTTCGAGGTCTTGGAGTGAAGCCCCCAAGATTTCGCCGGGGCGCATACCGGTGCATAGTCTGAACCATTCCCTCGCGCCGTTCCGTATGCCTAGTTCGTTGGCGGCTTGGAGGATGCGTTTGGCTTCATCGTCGGTGAATGCGGTACGCTCGTGGGCTTCGTTCTTGCGTTCGTCGGCAAGACTGATGTCCTTGTCCTTCGGAGTGGGAACGCCACCCATCGGATTCGTGGGAAGAATCCTATCCGCTACGGCGGCATTGCAAATCTGGTTCAACGTGGTGTGCGTCTGGCGGCGGAGACTGAGACTGGCCTTCACGTGCATTTTCTTGCCGTCGATGGTCTTCGCGACGGTAAGGCCATTTACGATGCGGTCGCAGACTGCGGCGTTCAGGTTCGACATTTTCTGCGAATGGTATGGGCGTAGATGCTTGCGGACGATGGTTCGATAGTTGGCGAAAGTCTTCGGGTCTGCATCCCTCTGCCGTCGTTCCAACCATTGTTCGGCGTATGCCCCGAGCGTGATCGCGCTGTTGTTGGTGCTGCCGAATCTGGCTCGCTCCTGTAGTAGTTCCGTCAGTCGCTTGTTGGCGTCAACGTATTTTTTGCAGCTGTATGTTTTGCCATCGACCTTGAACTCGTAGCTGGTGTAGATTTTTACGTTTCCGTCAGCTAGGTGTTTTTTGCGTTCGACTTTGTATGGGTAGACGATGCCGTTTCTTGCTTTGCGTGCCATGATTACCTCCTTGCTTCCATATTCTCAGACATTCTCAGACTTCCATTTGACCTTCACTTGCAGGTCAAGTGACCCTCAAGTGAGGTTAAACCGTTGGAATGGAGCCGTTTTGCCCAATCGTTCCAAGGGATATTCTATCAGACTTTCTAACTGTTAATCGGACGGTCACTGGTTCAAGCCCAGTCGCAGGAGCCATATGAAAGC